TCTTGCTGGAGTGATGATGTCTGGGGCAAAAATCGCACCGATGGTAACAAGTATGGTCCCGAGTATTATTCTGCTCGCGGTGAAGATTGCCCCCCTCGTTATGATAACAATGTGAAAGAGTTTCTTTCTAATGGTGAAGAGTTCTCCTATATTTTCAGAAATGGTGAATGGGTAGCATATGATATGCACCAGTTTGAAGACAACAAACAACCTGAAATCGTCGAAATTCCTACTGGAGCACTTGCAGCATGATTATTGAACGTGAACAACTTACAGTCAGTCGTAAGGAATGGGAGTGTTACAGAAGCACTCCTGACTTTGTTATCGACGAGATCAATTCTACCTTTCTTGAGATCTTACAGACAACAACTAGCCCCCGTTATGCACAAAAACGTTTTTATGATTTTGCTTATGACAGTGGTTTTGATCTGTATGGACTTAGGGATACTGAGTGTTGTATAGTGGCAACAGATATTATCAATACATATTACAAATCCAACATTGATCGTTGGGCATATATGGAGATCTAAACGAACTATGTTAGACTTGGACAAGATCACTCACGAACAAAAGGAGGCACTAGCAGAAGATTGTGAAGACTTTCTTCTGCATCGACATATACCACTCCATTCACATTCATACGATAACATCATCAACCAAGCGTTGCGTGAAGGTTATCAAATGTCCAGATTTGACCGTTTCATCAACAAACCAAAATGACACAGAAAGAAATCGAAGAAACTGCGGATGAGTTCTGGAAAGAAGTTGAAAAGGAAGCAGCAAAACTTGAAGTTACTGTTGATTACTACATGTTGGAATTTTTCTGTTCCTGACATAACTGCTTGACCAACAATAACATTTACACTAAAATTAAGGAGTAATTTACTGAAACCGATGGCACCTAAGTTTTTCTACATTGTTGACCATTTTGTTCCATTTCCCACATCTGAGTATGGAGGAATTTGGAATGTTGTTGCAGAACATGATGATGAATGTTTTGATCTAATTGTTGATGAAGATGATGGATTCAATGAAAAGTATTACAATCGCCTGCGTGAAAACATTATGAAAGCGCCAACATTTCAGTTAGCTAATGACCATCAATCTGAGATTGTGGAGGAGTTTACTACATGAAACCTGACATGATTGTTGGATGGAAAGAGCACATCAAAAAAGGTAATGTTTGGCGTGTTGAGTTAGAACTTTCCATGCAAGAAACGCCGGGTGAGTTTCACATATACAATGTGGAGGTTTATGTAACGGCACCTACATCAGCACTTGCAATGTATATTGTCACTACAATGTATCCAGATTATGAATCCATTTCTGTTGATGATGAACCAGTTACAACTGCCCCCTGATTTTCCACACCAACCACCCGAAGGTTATCATTATGAAGTTGAATCGTTTCGACGTAATGTTTTACGCATTTGCATTGTCAATGATGGTTCTTTCTCCTATACTAATGTTGCACCTAAATGTGTATGGGGATTTGTTAAAACGACAGGAAAGAATGGAAGCAGTAAGAAGACTTACCATGCCCCCATCAACTTCAATAAGGTAGGAAATGTGGTAGACATTAGTGATACTCGCCCCTATACTGCAATGCAGTTAAATCTAAATCCATTAGAAGCGGCGTTTATATGACTCACTATATTCCACAGGTGAATGATTATGTTGCATGGAAAGAACATGAAGGTTGGGTATATTTTGCCTGTCCAGAATATATCAGTATTGAACTGAGTGTAAAGTGCAAGAATGATGAAAACATAAAACATTGTCCCCTCCATGAAAAAACACATTGTTTGCTTGTGTGTCAAAAGTGGTATTGGGATGAGTTAGAATACGTTAAAACTAGAAAGAATAAAAATGCGGGAAGTCTTGAAGATATGGAAGTATTCGTTAGGAAGTTTTAGCGATGATAAAACAGAACCATATGACAACTATGTGGTTCTCATACGCAGCATTATATTTGTATCTTATCTTATTACTAATTGTTTTATTATTAGCGGAGTAATTCGTCACTGGAATGAAGTACCAAGTTATCTACCAACAACCGAAAAAGAAAGGATTTGCAACACAGAAGGCAACATTCTTCAAGATTGAAGATGCAGTTTTTTGGGAAGAACTAATGAAGAAAAATGGTTGTAAAGACTTTGAAACTCATGTAAGTTAAATATTACTCACCTCTAAAGTGTATCAGTAACGTAAGCATCACATTATGGACAACTACCTGACAGAACAACAAGTCGAAGAACTTGTAAACTTTGACTACATGGAAGAAGATCTTGAAGATCTTATCCAAGACCCAGAAAAACTTGACATCAACGATTATCTTAACTCCAACATCGACTACTGAAATGAATTTTCCTACCGAAACTGTCAACGTGCTTGCACACCTTCAAGAACTGCGTAAGACTTGGAAAGACCAAGATTTTCGCTTGACAAAGGATCAGCAGCAACAATATGATATGTTGATGCAAGCACGAAAGGAACGTGTTGCATGGTTCTATGAAACTGGACGTGTGCAAGTTGGACCTAAAGTGACTAAGGAAAAAGAAAAAGAACAAGAAGAAGAATGATACAAACACCGGGGTTTCCACTACTCTGACTTAGAAGCAGAGACCATGAAGTGGTGTAAAAGAATAATTTAAGTTGATGCAACACCCATTCCAATCTCCTGCTATTCTAAATAGTAGGAGATTTTTTTGTAGATAGAATGAAGACGTACATTCAGTTTATTACTGAAGTCTATGACAAAGATGTCATGGATCGTTCACAGATCAGCAAGACTGGTGAAGGTGGACGTGTGGGTGCTGATAGAAGAAAAAGTGAACCCGAACGCCGTAGAATGAAAGCAGTTGGTGGTGGTAAAATGGTGCCAGCAGCACCATATAAGGATCGCAAAGATATTGGAACACAAAGACAAAGAAGCACACGCGAACAACAACCCGAGCAGGAACGTGGTAGTGTTGAAGTTAAAAAGACATACGCTGATAAAGTTAAAGAACGCAGAGTTGCAGCAGCAAGAGCACGGGCAGCAGCAAAAGCATCTGGTGGTAGTGATAAAGTAGCAAAAAGTTCTGTAGCAAAAGCATCACAAGATGTAGAAAAACAAGCAGACAAGTTGTTAGCAACCAAGAAGAAAGAAGAACCTAAAAAGTCATCAACACCACGTCGTAATTGGAAAACTGACAGTGGTGGTGGAATGACAAGAAAGGAACGTGATTCTGCTAGAAATAAAGAAAAAGGTGCAGCACTGAAGTTAAAGAAAGCAGAATTAGTTCGGGACTTCACTGAGAAGAATGGTCGCCCACCAAAGGGTGCAGAACGCACAAGACTTCTGGGACTTGCACACAAGGCAGTAAAAGCAGGCATTTAAAAGTTACTCACCTTGAAAGTGTATCCATAGTGTAAGCATCGTCAGCACCCTTTACAAGCGTCTGTAAGGGTGCTATTATTATTTTTAGGTATCAACCCACTGTGACTTCATTGATTACACTTCGTCCGCATCAGATTCGCATCCTTGATCGTATGCGGAACTACAACAAAGGTCAGATCATTGTTCCCACTGGTGGTGGTAAAACAATGTGCATGATTCAAGATACTGCACATTCGCAACAATCTAAGTGTGGTCTTACCACTGTTGTTGTTGCTCCCCGCATACTTCTTGCTGAACAGTTGTGCAGTGAATTTCTGGAAGTAATTGATACTGCATATACGCATGTGATGCACGTTCACAGTGGTGAAACGTCACACTTCTCTACAACAAATGTAGAAAACATCAACCTGTTCGTAAATACAGCAAGGACTGCTGGTGAGAATGTTATCATCTTCACTACATATCACTCCTTGCATCGTATTCAGGAGGCAGATGTTGAAGTCAATACGATTTACTTTGATGAAGCACATAACAGCGTGCAAAGAAACTTTTTCCCTGCTACAAAACACTTTGCTGCTGTTGCTGATCGTTGCTACTTCTTCACTGCTACTCCTAAGCATTCTCTTACTGTTTCTAAACCTGGAATGAATGATGGATCTGTTTATGGTCAGGTCTTGGTCAATGTTCCTGCACCTGAGTTAGTTGAACAGGGTTACATTCTCCCTCCCAAAGTTGTAGTCAAGCAACTGCCTTTGGTGAAAGGTCGTAAGGTCATGTATGCAGAGGATGCTGACAATCTGCTGGAAACTATCGATGACAATAACATCGACAAGACTCTGATTTGTGCTCGTACCACAAAGCAGATTGTTGGTCTTATATCACAATCAGACTTCTGTGCTGAGTTGTATCAACGTGGTTATTCTTGGATGACAATCACATCTAAGACTGGTGCAATTATTGATGGCAAGAAGGTTGACCGTGAAAAGTTCTTCGACACGTTGAACACTTGGGGTCGTGATCCTGACAAGAAGTTTGTAGTTATTCACCACAGCATTTTGTCTGAAGGTATCAATGTGTCTGGTCTTGAGGCAGTCATTTTCATGCGTAATATGGACTACATTGGTATCAGTCAGTCTATCGGTCGTGTGATCCGTCTGGGTGGATCTGAGAAGACGTTTGGGTTAGTTTGTGTGCCAACATATGACTCGGTTGGTATCAGCACTGCCAAAAAAGTTCAGGCAGTTGTTGATGTCGTGTTCAATCAGGGACAACCTGCCATCAGTGAAATTCGTCGATGACAAAGTTACTCACCTCCAAAGTGTCCCAGTTGTATAAGCAACACTAAAATGTTCGTAACTCAAACCAAACCACAGTTCCTGACCGAAGCACTCATTGAAGTGCTGAACAATGAATGGAAAGTTCTTTCACTTGAAAATGGTCGTTCTGTTTATACTCAACTTGAGTATGAAGTGGGTCGCAAGTATATTAAAGTTTGGTCTTATCTTGTCGGTGATGAGGGTAGAATCAGGGGACGTTCTTGCTGGATGTTCGTTGATAAGAACTATGGTGAATGTTACAAACCAGCATCATACAAAGCACCTGCAAAAGGTGTCCGCTATCTGATCACTCAACTGGCAGATAATCCCCATATTTGTGATCCTTACGGTTCGTTCCTGTATCTTTGATTATGTTCGCTGACACCAATCGTCAACTTCGTAAACTTTCTATCTACAAACCAATGCAATTTCGTGTGACTGAGATTGACTTTGATTTTGATTCTGATTCCTTTGATGAAGAAGTAATGGACACCGAAGATCGTCAAGAAATTATTGATGAAGTTCTAGCAACAACTTGGCAAGCAAGTGATGCTGATGATCTTGTGGAGGAGATTACATCTGCCACAGGTTGGTGCGTTAATTCTATCGATTACATTTACATTCTGAACTGAAACCATGATTACTTCCAAAGCACAAATGATCCGCATCATGAAAAAATGTGATGGGGCAGATACATTAACCCGTGAACAAAAGTTTCAAGTCTTTGTCAACGTGTGCGATAACATGTTGAAGGAAGGTAGAATGACCAAAGCAACACATAAACGTTTCACGGAGATCTGGTGATGATTGAAGATGTCACAAATTCACCAAAAGATTGGGAAGATTTTTGGTACTCACCTGAAAAATATGGTTCTTGGGAGTATTACAATTCAGAAAGCGAAGGGCGTGACATTCGTAACATCGACCCCAATACATTACGCTACGTTGAGTATGTTATGGGTGATAGACCTTACCCACCTGCGTTCAAGCGTGGTTCAAGATTAAGCGATTAAAAAGTTACTCACCTCCAAAGTGTCCTAGTTGTATGAAAAACACCCACCTCGAACACCCCGAAGACGCTATCCTAACAGGCGATCTGTCTGTTCTGGATTGGTTTTCTGAACCCGATAGTTTCATCAGCACCAAAATGGATGGTGCTCCTGCTATTGTTTGGGGCACTAATCCTGCAACTGGTAAATTCTTTGTTGGCACTAAAAGTGTCTTCAACAAAGTAAAGATCAAGATCAACGAATCACACGGTGATATTGATCGCAATCATTCTGGATCTGTTGCTGATATATTACATCATTGTCTTGATTATCTTCCCGACTTTAAGGGAATTATTCAAGGTGATTTTATTGGTTTCGGTGGTAGTGACACTTACACGCCAAATACTATCACATATAAGTTTCCGAATGTAGTCACTGAAGAGATCATTATTGCACCGCATACTTATTACACTGCGGACAATGATTTGCGTGATGCTGTTGCTCAACCGATGAAGTTTCGGATCACTGATACTTTCTATTGCAAGTTTGTGCAACCTAAAGTGTTGCTAACTGAAAATCGTGAAGATATTGCTGATGTCTGTGAATTTGCCCGCCAGATGTCTACATTGTGTGAATTTGTAGATGACAAGAAAGCAGCAAAGATCAAGAAGGCAATCAATACGATGATTCGCAATGGTGCTGAATTAGATGATTTTGCAATTTCAGTTTTTGCTGACTGTGACATCAATCTAGTCAGATTGTGGAAGTTGGTTGCAACAATCAAAGCAGATTTGTTTTTGTTTATTCATTCAACTGACGATATTGAATGTTCTATCTGTGGACATGAAACGTTTCATGAAGGTTATGTAATCACAAACAAGTATGGCATGTTCAAGGTAGTTGACCGCGAAGAATTTTCATATGCTAACTTCAACGTTCAGAAAAGTTGGTCCTGATAAAAGTTACTCACCTCCAAAGTGTCCTAGTTGTATGAATGACACTACCTACAACGAGATCTTAAAGGTCTGGAACTACGAAACACCTGACGATTTTGCAATCTTCAGTGAACTTTACTACCAGATGTTCGGTGAGGATTTTGACATTCCTTACACAACAGAATCCACCACTTCTTCTTTCTTTCCCTACGATTGATCATGCGAATCTTTTTTCTTGCCTTGTTTGTTATTCTTGGTGCTAATCTTGGCATTGAATTGTTAGATAGCAACATGACACAAATTATCAAAGATCGCAACCAAACTATTCAACGTTCTATCAACAACCTTTGATCATGAAACTGTATCATCCCGAGCACACTATTCAGGTTGATTTCTATCCTGTCAAGTATAGTGACGGAACGATTAGTGAAAGGTTAATCTACAAGACTGTAACTTTCGGTATCAATGGACCGAACCCAGTTGTCAGCAAGCGTTACATCAACCGCAAAGAAATGAATCGCGAGATTGATAGTCGCGTTCATGGATTTGGGTATGAAATAGTTGACTTTCACACTGATCCACAACTATACAACAGCGCACTTACTTGTGCCTGCTAATTATTCTAATCTTATTTTCACACTAAAATGACTGACAACCTTGAAATGTTGACCCAACGTGAACAACTAATGGAGGACATTGATTCTATTGTTGAATCATACTTATGTGGTAGCAATGTTAGATCTTTTGAGGTAGAAGAATTGGTCCGCATTTTATGTGATTCTGTTTGCAAAAACTTTCCCATTAACTAATGTCCTTTATTTCTTTTCCCACTGATCCTAACACCATGAATCGTTCCGAACTTCAACAAAACCTTGTCGATTGCATTGTTGATGGTATGGATATGGAGATGCTATGTCAACTTGCATGTGATGCACTTTCCACAACTTATGATGGTTATTCTGATTCAGAATTGATGGAAGAAGTAAAAGAATACTACCCACATTTGTTGGATTAAAAGTTACTCACCTCCAAAGTGTCCTAGTTGTATGAATAACACACTTTTTTCCGAAACCAACCTGACTGAACTTCAGGATTTTATGTTCGACACTATGTTACCTGCTGGTGATTGTGTTGATTGGTTCTGCGATCGTCACGATGTTAGTGCAACTGACGACGTGATTGATTTTGTTGTTGATGCACACTTTGCCTTCTTCGGAGAGTGATACCAATGCAAGAAACTAAGTTCGATCTTTACGGCGAGTTTATTCGCCCCAATGGTCATCAACAGTATGACATTCTGAGTTACCTTGCCGAGACAAGAGAGGAGGCAATCGCTACATGTAAGCGCCTCAATCCTTACTTCCACATTATCACAATTCGGGTAGATAATACAAAACCTGAAGTTGTAAAACTCCAATCTTTAATCTGAAACTAATGAATTACACACTCAAAGAACTTCGCGATCGTGTCAACAAAATGATCGAACAACAAGGTGAAGATGCACACTGTGGTGCATGGATCTACACAAAAGAAGATTGTCACTTAAAGGATGAAGATGGCAACATTGATTGTGATAGCACAGTAAAAGATCCTGATGTTATTGAGCGCATCTTCGATGATGTTGGCAACATTGATTACATCTACCAAGTCATTCAAGAATGTGTAGATGAAGTCACTGAAGAACAATGGATGCAGTATCAACAAGAATTGTATGGTTCTTAAAGTTACTCACCTCCAAAGTGTCCTAGTTGTATGAATAACACTTCCACGATGATCCAAGACGATACGATCAAAGCAAAGTCCATCCTGAAGCAGATTCAAGGATGCAAAGTTGAAGATGATAACAACAATCGATATGAGGTTGTTGATGTTAAATGCTTCAACGGTCAAGTTCGTTTCATTGGACTAAAAGATTCCGATGGCGTTATCAAGTATGCTAGCGAGAATTGCTACATGTCAATGGCAGATGTTGCCTGATCCGTACACTTTTCTTTTTTAATCATGCTTCGCAAAATCACAGTTCATTCTGAAAATTCCATTCGCTTCACACCTGAAGCAAAGGAAATCACCCAACAATTAAATGAATATCGCCGTGCAAATGGTGAGGTTTCGTTGAAAGAAATGGCAAAAATCTTTGGTCTGAGAGAGACAAATTGTGCCAACTATTACTATGGCAAGCATCACTATGTTGGTGGATATTATAATGGTGTCAATTACACACAAATGCGCAAGGGTGCATGTGTTGACCTTTGAATTTATCAACGCATTAAAGTTACTCACCTCCAAAGTGTCCTTATAGCATAGGGACACCCACCGATCCCAATTCATTTCACAAACAAACAAACATGCGTAAGATTGAAGAACAGATGATTGCTGCCATCAAGAACAGTCAAGACTGGCAATCTGCTAACACTTCTGTTCACTTTAATGAAGAAGAAAATGCTTCTATTGTTCGCCTTCATGGACACAAGATTGCTGAGGTTGGTGATGACTATCTGACACTGTTCGATGGCGATCATCAGACAAAAACTACAAAGTCACGATTGAACGCAATTCTTGGTGAGTTCGGTTATACTTGCGGAACCAAGCGCGAGTATATTTTCCAGAAGCAATATGAATGGTTCCTTAACTTCTTCAATCCACTGTCTGATCAGATTGAAGTCATTCCTTTTGTTGATGGCATGATGCTTCCTGGTTGAATTTGTATAGTCCTGAGTATGACTTAAAACTACTCACATATCCTCACTGTTTAACATTTTTTCATGTCTAGAGAGATTGCCTTTGGTCTGCTGAATCTTGCCGGTAATGGTAACGAGATTCTTTCCATTTTGGATGTTATCGAGTCGAGCGATTGCGCTGCTGATAATGACACTGAAGGAGGCGACATGATGGATTGAAGGTAACAACGAAAAGGGGTGATTTTTGCCCCTTTTTTGCACAAATATATAAAGATTATGCTTTTTTTATATTAAAAAAGGTTTTTTAAATGTATTTGTGTTGTTTGTATCGATCACTGAAAGTATCTACAAAGGTGCCCTGAATACGCTGCAAAGTATCTACAAAGGTGCTGCAAAGGTGTTCTGGGGTAGTGATCTTAGCGTGCAGTCTATCACATCCGCGCAGAAATGTCAACGACCCGCTGATAGCAAATCCTGACAGATCATCGCAAAATTGATAGGACTTTCTGATAAATACAACGACTGATATTGACAGTCTAACAGTCTTATTCTATACTGTAAAAGTATCACCAGCGGAGCACCAATCATGTCAGCAGTCTACTCAGAAGCACGGAAGGCGCGGTATCGTATCACCCTGGATCTGGACGTTCTTGGTGATTTTGATCCGCACAATATCAGTTGGGACAAGTTGTTTCAGTTGGAAGGTTCGGAACACTGCGAAGCATATGTAGAGGATCTATCTACACCTGACCGCTGGTAATCCGTCGGGTGGTTATTACTCACCTCTAAACTGTTCTTATAGTGTAAGCACACGTTTCTGAATGTCCTATCAAGTCACACAATCCTTCTACAAAGTTGACAAGCGCGGCAATCACAAACTTATCAGTGAAGGCACGGTAATTACCAATGCTGAGTATCTGAAACTGAATGCCATTAAGCGTGCGAAATGTGAGTATGTAGAACCCACAAAACGTCAGGTCCCACTATCACAAGACGAGGCAGATGATCTGGTCTATCTGTATCTTAACGTTGCAGATCTAAATGAGATTCTGACCACGTTTCTGACAGAGTATCCAAAGCGCGTATCTGAGGGTATTGAATGTCAGTTACGTATCATCGCTGGTTGTGATAATACGCGACCAAATGATGGTGGATTGCGTAACCCTGGCAAGGCATTATTGCGTGCTATGATCACACAAGACCCTGCGCGGTTTGTGTGATTTAGCAGTCTATGTGTGCTTCGGTGGTTGACACTGGGGCACGCATATGTTATGATCAGTTTATGCGTATTTGGCAGTATTTGTGCGGTTCGTTGTTGATGCCCGGCGGGCGTAGCGGTGCCCCGTATATAAAAAAGGTTAACTACCCTAACCTACAGAGGTGACAATTCGACCTTTCAATATCATTCTAAAAAAAATTTTCCGCCATGAAAAAATCACCTTATTGGTCTTTTTGGAAAGTAGTATTTGCTGGGTGGTTAATCAGATATCCAGGTAAATTTATTCGCCCCCTTGGAGTAGTGATTGGGTTTGCAATAGTGCTGATATATAATGCGTTATCAAATTAGGAGATATGACAAAAAATTCCGTAGAAAAAATTCAACCTACAAAGGTTTATCACATCTATGCAAAGGATGAATGTTTATATAATAATCTAAGTGAAAGTCAATTTAATAATAAATGGGAAACCCTCAAAGGAATGGTTGGTTTAATGAAAACTGATTATGAAATTGAGGATTTGTCATATGAAGAGGTAGAGTTAATACGACATACCACAGATGAACATTCATATTGACAAGGTATAGATAGACTGTTAAAATTGAACTGAAAGTTATTTTCAACTATGGCAAAAGGATTTACTGTTAAAGCTGCTGCACCTAAGAAGAAGGAAGCAGAGTATGATATTGATGCAATCAAAGCACGAATGAAAGGAAAGACAATTGTATTTTGTCTTCCAGGTCGTGGATGTAGTTTTACATTTCTGAAGAACTTTGTACAACTGTGCTTTGATATGGTACAGAATGGAATGAGTATTCAGATCAGTCAAGATTATTCTTCTATGGTCAACTTTGCACGTTGTAAAGTATTGGGTGCAAATGTTCTTCGTGGACCTAAGCAAGTACCTTGGGATGGAAAACTTCCATATGATTATCAACTGTGGATTGATAGTGACATTGTGTTTAACACAGAAAAGTTCTGGCAACTGTGCGATCTAGCAGTTCCTGCAGAAGGTGAGGAACGTCCGATCAGTGCTGGATGGTATGCAACAGAAGATGGGCACACAACCTCAGTAGCACACTGGTTGGAAGAAGATGACTTCCGTCGTAATGGTGGTGTGATGAATCATGAGACTGTTGAATCCATCAGTAAGCGTAAGAAACCCTTTACAGTTGACTACACAGGATTTGGATGGGTATTGATTAAGAAGGGTGTATTTGAAGATCTTGAATACCCTTGGTTTGCACCGAAGATGCAAGTATTTGAATCTGGTGCTGTTCAGGACATGTGTGGTGAAGATGTATCATTCTGTCTTGATGCAAAAGAAGAAGGCTTTGAAATCTGGTGTGACCCTAAGATTCGTGTGGGTCACGAAAAGACTCGGGTAATTTGACAACACTACACATCATATGCACTAAGTGTGGTGGTAAATGTTGTAAGCACTGTCATAAAGGATGGCAGTGCATGGGACCAAATTGTAAAAAATGTAAAATCTTTGGAGAACTAAAACATGGCAATGATGAAAGGCGGTAGTTACATTCCCGGAAAACCGAAGAAAACTCGACAGGGAAGTTCTCAACACACGCTTCTCTCGGCAACCTCTCGTAATAAAAAGAAAAAGAAATATCGTGGTCAAGGTAGGTGACTGAGTTTCATCCATTGTTTCCTTGCGTAGTATCAGAACATAAACTTAATTTTGATACTGATATTATCAAGGAAGAATGTTATAAAAGAAAACAGTTAGAACTTACTGGTGTATCAAGTCAAGGTAAACATCCAACATCTAATCGTGGTGGGTGGCAATCCAGTCCATTTTTTAAAGATACTGATTCATTCTTTGGCCCTTTATTACATGCTATTGAAGAACATTGTTTAGATTACATTTATGAAATAGTATCAATACAAGATTGTTTTTTACATAATGCTTGGATTAATATTAATTCAAAAGGAAATTATAATTTTCCACATGATCATCCTGGATCTATTGTATCAGGAGTTTATTATGTAAGACTACCTGAAAATAGTGGTAAATTAGTATTTGAAAATCCTTCAGGTAAATTACTTGCAAGTTATTGGAGTGTAATGCGAAGTCCAAATGAATGGAATAGGGCAAATTCTGAAGTATGGTCATTAGACTCAAGTGAAGACACACTTTTAATTTTTCCATCATGGTTAGATCATTATGTGGAAACAAATAAAAGTGATGAAGATCGAATATCTATTTCATTTAATGTTTGTGCTAGATAATAGTAACTGTTAAAATATGTAATGGCAGCACTTATTTGCAATCTTCCTTCAGTTGAAGTTTGGGTAAGAAAAGAATATCTTACTGATCATCAAAGTGGACATGGAGAATTTGTTAAAGGCGTTTGGGTTTCGGCAAAGTCGATACCTGGACGCGCTTTTTATTTTGAGACGTATTTACCAGAATATGCAGCAATGTATGATAAATTGCCCATCAGTGCCTTTGTATCTGCTCCAGAAACACCAGATCCTGACATGGACCTTCCCAATTTACAATTTTGGAATTGTATGGACTATGGTGTAGTATCGGTTCAGAAGCAATTTATTGGTTCAATGGACTATGAACTGTATACAAGAGACTTTGGCATTCAAAAAGGCACGTATATTTGCACTTTAGACAATTATCATCAAGATCCAGATGTAGTTGACTATGCAACAAGCGAAAATCCTGCTGAACATAAGTCATCAAACCTAATTGAATTGGAAAATGGGCAATATGCACTGTATCCAAACAACAGAATTCGTATTTTTGACAATAGTTTGACTCCGGAAAATCCAAAAATGCCAGATTTTAAGGTTTCAACTCAATTTTATAGTGTTGAAAACGGTTTTGAACGACTTGGAATGGGTCGAGAGGACGAATATTTCTGGAAAACAGCAAAAGAACGCAAAGAAGAAGAAAATAAATAGAAATAAGGGATAGAAACCCCTCTAAAAGTTCTGATTTCACTGCAAATCAGAGGTTCAAATGGGAAATTCTCCAGTAGATCGGGATGCATCCTATATGAAAACAATGTGGGGCACTGTCAGGCTAGTAACAGACTATCATTGCGAGGATAAAATGACAAATAATCATGATTTTTTAGACAATTTAGCAAATCATCAGCATCAAAGGATGCTTCGTGAGATTGCAAATGATGATAAGACACCAAAAAAACGTGATTATCTTGTCCAAACCGAGTTATATGAGGTTGATGGGGAAATTGATGATAATAATGTTCTCAAAGGGTAATAAATAAGATAGAATTGTAATTTTTTATGCCTGTAGAACGGGTAAGCAAAGGGTTCAAAGATCTAAGTTCATCATTTCAGACTAATCCTCTGTCTAGTGATCTTCTTGGAATTAAGAATGAGACTGCTATTGCTCGTTCCATAAGAAATCTTGTATTAACACAACAAGGTGAAAGACCATTTAACTCTATTTTAGGATCAAAGGTCTCAGGATTGTTGTTTGAAAACCTTGATGAGATAACAGGTTCTGCAATACGTGATGAAATCAGAACAACCATCAACAATTTTGAACCAAGAGTGAATTTGTTGGAAGTCAAGGTATTGCCAAACTATGATAGTTATGAATATAACGTAACTATTCGCTATGAAATTGTTGGCATTGATGTATCAGCACAACAATTAGCATTTGCATTACAACCGACACGATAATGGCATTAGTAAATTTCGCAAATTTAGATTTCGATCAAATTAAAACTTCGATTAAGGATTATCTTAGATCGAATTCAAATTTTACTGATTATGATTTTGAGGGATCTAATCTTTCATCAATAATTGATGTTCTTGCTTACAATACCTATATTACCTCATATAATGCCAACATGGTATCTAATGAGGTATTCATTGATTCCGCCACGCTCAGGGAGAATGTGGTGTCTCTGGCGCGGAATATAGGATATGTTCCAAGATCTAAAAAATCTTCAAGAGCAACTGTATCTTTCTTTGTAGATACATCAACTTTTGCAAATAAACCAACACAAATCACATTAAAGTCTGGTGTTGTATGCACATCGCGTAATTTTAATAATGAAAATTATTCATTTACGATTCCTGCAGATATTACAGTATCAGTTGCAAATGATATTGCAGAATTTAATAATATTTCAGTTTTTGAAGGAACAAGAGTTAGAGAAAATTTCACAGTAAGTTCTCTTAATAGTAATCAAAGATATATTTTAGGAAATACAGGTATTGATACCAGTACACTTTCAGTTGTAGTAAGACCAACACAAAATTCTTCAGTAATAAGAAATTATCAGTTAGCTGATAGTTTATTTGATGTAAAATCCGATTCTGCAGTGTTCTTTATTCAAGAAACTGCAGATGAGAAGTATGAATTAATATTTGGTGATGGAATATTTGGAAATAAACTACAAGAACCAAATTTTATTGAAGTAAGTTATAATGTTACTAATGGATCCATGGCAAACGGGATCTCTTCTCTGGTTTTCAATGGAACTTTAATAGATCAATCAAATAGAATAGTTACTTCTGGAATATCTCTTCTTTCGACGACAGAACCATCCAGTTTGGGTAGTGATATTGAAAGTGTTGAATCAATTAAGAAATACTCAACACAAATTTTTGCATCAAGAAATAGAGCAGTTACATCTGCAGATTATGAGGCACTTTTGCCAATCGTTTATCCAGAAACAGAATCAGTTTCTGCCTATGGTGGGGAAGAATTAACACCACCACAATTTGGAAAAGTTTTTATAAGTGTTAAACCATACAATGATAGATATCTTTCAAACCTAACTAAAGATAATATAAAAAGAGAACTTAAAAAATATTCTGTATCTGGAATTAGTCCTGAAATTGTTGATTTAAAATATCTTTATGTCGAAATAGATTCAAAAGTTTACTATAATTCAAATTTAACATCTTCTTCAGATGAAGTAAAAACTATTCTTTCATCTAATATTAATGCATATGCAAATTCTACAGAATTAAATAAATTTGGAGCAAGATTTAAATATAGTAAATTTTTAAATTTAATCGATAACAGTAACACTGCAATTACTTCAAATATTACAAATATTGTAATGAGAAGAGATATGAAAGCATCATTAAACGCTTTCGCTGAATATGAAATATGTTTCGGTAATCGTTTCCATGTAAAAAATCATGGGCATGGTACTCATGGCGGAAAAATAGGTTATAATATTAAATCTTCAGCATTCTCTGTAAATGGTATTGGTGGATCAGTATACTTACAAGATGTTCCAAATTCTGGATTGGAAACTGGAATTGTGAATCTTATTAAACTTGTATCGCCAACAGAAGTGAAAATCGTAAAAAGAAACGTTGGTACTATTGATTACATAAAGGGAGAAATAAAGTTATATCCAATTAATATTGTTTCTACTGCCCTCAATAAAGGTGTTCCTATAATTGAAATTTCTGCTTATCCATATTCAAATGATGTCATTGGATTGCAGGATCTTTATTTGCAACTAGATACTAGTAACATGCAGATTGATATGTTAATTGATGGTATATCTTCTGGATCTGATATTTCTGGAAGTGGTTATTCAGTTTCTTCTAGTTATTCTAATGGGTCTCTTGTTCGTGGTCCAATTGTAGTATCCAACAATAACCAGATTATTACTAGTGCTGCTAGAACTAGTAATACAACTACTTCTACTCCAGCTACTACTACCACTACATCTAGCACATCATATACATCAAGTTCTACTACTTCCACTTCTGGTGGTTCTTCCTACTAAGACAAAGATATTAAGAATATGTCAGAAACTAGAGTTAAAATCCAATCAGTTGTTCAGAATCAATTACCTGATTTTGTAGCAGAAGAATCACCACTTCTGGTTGAATTTTTAAAGCAATATTATATTTCTCAGGAATATACATCTGGAAGTTCTGATATCATTCAGAACATTGATGAATACATAAAACTCGATAATAATTATAATACTGCAGATAGTACCACTCTTTTATTTGACATAACCAGTTTTGATGAGACGATTACTGTTGTTGGTGGTAGTTTTACTGATGGATTCCCCGATAGGTATGGTATCATAAAAATTGATGATGAGATAATAACATACACAAGTAAAACAAATAGAACCTTTGAGGGGTGTGTAAGGGGTTTCAGTGGCGTTGAATCCTATCATAAGGATAATCACCCCGAAGAACTTGTATTCGCGTCTACAGACGCTTCTAGTCACAAAGCAAATGCTAAGATTACTAATCTAAGTTCTTTATTTCTAAAAGAATTTTTGACAAAAATTAAAAGACAATTTTTACCTGGTTTTTCTGATCGCAAATTATCTTCTGGATTAAACCAAAATCTTTTTATTAAACAGTCTAAAGATTTTTATACATCTAAAGGAACAGATAGATCTTTTAAAATTCTTTTCAGAGCACTTTATGGTGAGAATGTTGATATAGTAAAACCAAAAGATTATCTATTCAGACCATCTGATGCTGGATATAGAAAAACTAGAGACATAGTTGTTGAAGCAATTTCCGGAGATCCGATTAGTCTCTTGAATAATACTCTTTATCAGGATGAATATGAGGAGTACGGTGTAAAAACTTCTTATGCTTCTATTACTGATGTAGAAAAATTACAAATTAGAGGAAAAATATTTTATCAATTAAGCTTTGATAGTGATTTCAATAAAGATATTACACTTGATGGATCCATTTATGGAGAATTTGTAACACATCCCAAAACTAAAATTATCAATGAAGTTATTCTGGGATCATCTGTGATTGATGTTGATTCTACTGTTGGATTTCCAGAATCTGGTACATTAGTATATTTGGACTCTTCAGGTGATGAGGTCATTCTAACTTATGATGGAAAATCAGTAACTCAATTTTACAATGTAAGTGGACTACAATCCAATATTTCACCAAAGACAGATGTTAGGTTAAATATTTTTGCTTATGGATTTTCAGGAAATAATGGAGACAAAGTTACAGTAAGAATTGGAAATGTTCTTGATGAAATTAAGATATTAAATGATACTTACTATTTTTCTAAAGATGATACTGCAAAAATAAAAACTTTAGGAATTTCAAGAAGAACAGTAAGGAATAGCAATTGGATTGATAATATTGCAAATAATTACTTATCAAAAAGTATAGTTGAGGTAGATTCTGCCAGTTTCATTTATGATTTAGAGTTGCATGTTAGACATACCTTTAAAGCAGGAGACAAATTTTTAGCAACAGATGATTCTGGTGGATCAACTATTTGTGAAGTTTTAGATATTAAAGATAGTAAAACAATTGTCATACAGTCTGTAAGTCCTCTTGATTTAGATTCAATCTTAGAGATATCCAGATTTATTCGTAAGGTAAATTCTTCAATATATCCCACTCTAAATGAAAATACTGCAGATGTACAAAATACATATACAAATTATAATGATGATGTTTTAGTTGCATCAAATTCATTACCATTTTATAGAGATCAAGTTTTAGATCCTTATGATAAAAAAATTAATATCTCGGGAAATTTTAATGGTGAATTATTTACGGTAACATCAAATACTGATCATGGATTCTACACAGGCGATAGAATTTACTATTCTCCATTTAGAGAATCAATTCTTGATATTAACACTGATGAAGAAAATGTTTTCACACAATCTGTAAGTAAATTTGATACTTTGGATGAAGGTCTTTATTATGTTTCTAGAGTTGATTCGACAAGTTTTAAATTAGCAAAAAGTCCATCTAATATTGTAAACAATAAATTTGCTTCTGTATCTGGAATAGTAACTTCTAATACTTTTTCATATTATGATTTTCAAGGAAAAACTTTACAACCACAAAATATTTTTAGAGAAATAAAGAAACCCGTTGATAAAAGCGAAACTTATGAAACAAATCCAGGAAAGGTTGGAATTCTTGTAAATGGTGTAGAAGTTTTAAACCATAAGTCATCTGAAAATATATTTTATGGACAAATTGATAATATTGACGTAACAGCTTCTGGAACAGGATATGATGTAATTAATCCGCCAAGTCTTAGTATAGAAGATTCTTTGGGTATAGGAGCAACCGGCATTTGTGCTGTTACTGGTTCTTTAGAAAGAATAGAAATAATTGATCCGGGATTTGACTATGTAAATACCCCTATAATCAATATTACTGGCGGAAACGGCAACAATGCAGTAGCAGAAGTGAATATGATTGATGTTGATCATATTTCTCCTTTTGTAACCGATGATGCATCAAAATTAAATATTTTTACAAATACAATCGGATTTAGTACTTTCCACAAGTTTAGAGATAATGAGCAAGTAATCTATTTGTCTGATGGTCAAACTGGTGTTGCTGGACTGACAACTGATGCAAAATATTATGTTTCTGTTATTGATGCTCTTAATATAAAACTTCACAAAACAGAAGGTGATTCTATTTCAGGAATTAATACAATTACTATAACAGATTATGGTGTAGGAATTCATAGATTTAAATCTGTCGAAAAGAAGAGTATTATTTCCAATATTATTGTAAGTAATTCTGGCGAAGGATATACAAACAAACAAAGAACAACAACAGTATCTGGAATCAATACTGCGGCAGATACTGTCAATATTAATTCACATGGTTATTCAACAGGTGATGAAGTTAAATATTCTTCTTCAGGATTGTCAGTTGATGGTCTTACTTCTGACGAAAGTTATGTAATTAAAAAGATTGATAATGATTCTTTTAAGATTGCTCAAGTTGGTGTAGGAACCATTGGCAAATCCTTTTATCTAGATTCAGACCAATACATTAATTTAAAATCTGTCGGATCTGGTGTACATTCATTTAACTATCCCCCTATTGATGTTAAAGTTATTGGAAATATTGGTATTTCTACTTTATCAGGACAAGATTTTTCAGCAAAAATTCAACCAATTTTCAGAGGGTCTATTGATTCAGTCCACTTGACTGCAAATGGATCTGAGTATGGTTCAGAAGAAGTAATTAATTACAATAGACAACCTAATTTTGCCCTGAGAAGTGGAAAAAATGCTCAATTATTGGTCATTGTTAATACTCAGGGACAAATTCAGGAAGTTTTGATTGTAAGAGGTGGTTCTGGATATAATTCACCACCAAATCTTGTTATAAACGGTAAAGGAAAATACGCTCAATTAGTTCCTATAATTGAAAATGGGGAAATTGTTAAGGTCATAGTCAAAAATGGTGGAGTTGGATATACTTCTGGAACCACAGTAGATGTTATTGCATCTGGTCAAGGTGCTAGGATGTTTGCAGACATTCAAAAGTGGACAGTTAATTTATTCCAAAAGTATTTCAATACTATTAAACCAGATGATGGTGTCATATCTTTATCTGATAGAAATGATGGTGGGTTACAGTATTGTCATTTGTTTGCACCAAGAAAGTTAAGACAATCTTTAACAGCAAAATCTGCAGATAGCACTAATGATGTTCCTGATTTAGTTTTAAAATCTATAGATGACTCAAATCTATTTGGAGTTGGGGATTTAAAACTTGCCAATAGTGAAGAAGTTCCTTCATCTGACCACTCTCCAATTATTGGATGGGCATATGATGGCAATCCAATTTATGGTCCATATGGATACACTACACCGAAAGGTGGAACTGCTAGATCTATGCAATCTGGATATGAACCTGTTTCTAAACCAAATAGACCCAATTTAACTAATTTTCCACAAGGATTTTTTATTGAAGATTATGAATTTAAAGGATCTGGAGATCTTGATAAGCATAATGGAAGGTTTTGTGTAACACCAGACTATCCAAATGGGGTATATGCTTACTTTGCAACGATTAGTTCTGGATTAGTTGATACTGATGGTCCTTTCAGAGGATTTAAAAGACCTGTATTTCCATATCTTATTGGAAATAGTTTTAAATCTGAACCAAATAGTTTTAACTTCAAGTCTAGTTCAAATCAGAAAGATTACAAGTTAGATAAATTTGAATGGCTTAGAAATACTTCAAATTATGAGTTAAAAGGTTCTAATAGTTCTTATGAATATGTTTATAACCCAACAGAATTTGAAGATCAAACAGTAAATATTGATAATATTAGAACAGGTGGTGTTGACTCTATTGGAATACTTACTGGTGGTAATAATTATAGACCTTTGGATTCAATTATATTTGATAATGGTGGATCTGGTGGTGAAAATGCATTTGCAAGAGTATCAAGAGTATTTGGAAAATCAGTAAACACTATTAGTGTTGGAACAACTTCATTTGTAAATGTTGAGTTTGCAAACATTAATAATTCAGGTAAAGTAATTGGATTTACAACACTTCCACATAAATTTAATAATTTTGATATTGCTAATATTTCAGGATTAAATACATCATTCTCCAAAATAGAAGGATCATATAACCTTGGAATACGAACTGATAATTTTATCACCACTTTAGGAATTAATTCAGTTTCTGTAACCGGTTTAACGACATATTTTTATATTTCCGGTTCATTAGAATTTCCAAATATCAAAGAAAATGATATTTTAGGAATCGGAACTCAGGAAAAAATTAAAGTATTGAATATTGATAAGAAATCTAAAAGAATCCGTGTTTTAAGACAATATAATTCAACTGTTGGATTAGCATATTCGGCATCGACGGTTTTATATGAAGATCCAAGAAAATTTGTAGTAAATACTGGATTTAAAACAGATTATTCTTTCCAGTTAAACAGAGAATTATATTTTGATCCAACAGAGGCGGTTGGTGTTGGAACTGGAACTGGAGTGGGTATTGGTACGACAATTTCTTTCTCGTTACCAGGAATTGGAGCAACACAAGTATTTGTTCCCGCTCAATCGATCTATATCCCCGAGCACAATGTTAGAACTGGTGACAAAATTAAATATTCTACTCATGGTGGATCTGAAATAACAGTATCTAACGGAAATATAAATTTTGCTCTCCCACAGACACAAAATTTATATGCAACTGCATTGGACAATAATCATATTGGAATCTCAACAGTCAAAGTTGGTCTAGGAACTAATGGAGAATATGTTGGTATTGGAACTGGAAATGCTGCAGGACTTCTTTTCTTTAGAGATTTTGGATCTGGAAATAATCATAGTTTTACAACCTTAAATTCTTCTATTGTCGGAGAACTTTCTAAAAATGTTGTAACTGTATCAACATCTTCTACACATGGACTAAGAAGTGGCAATAATATTAGATTGACAAATATTCCAACAGATGAGCAAGAAGTTATTGTAAAATATAATGATTCAAATAGAAGATGCACTTTTGGTGAGATAACTTTCACTGCTTCCGATGTAAATCTTTTTGAAGACTCTATTTTCATAGAAAATCATGGTTTAGTTAAGGGTGAAAAAGTCATTTATGCATCTGCCACTCCAGTTGGTGGTTTAATCAGTGATGAAATGTACTATGTTGATGTATATACAAAAGATAAAATTAAACTTTGTGCAACAAAAATTGATTTATATTTAAGTATTCCAAATCATGTGAATATGACTTCTGCTTCTGGTGGAACTTTATCATTAGTTAATCCACATTTAAAAGTTTACAAAAATAAAACAATTAAGTTTAATTTATCAGATTCTTCATTATCTTCATCTAGTGGAAATACTAATTATCCCGCATTTGAACTTAATTTTTATAGAGATATTAATTATCTACACAAGTTTGATGGAACTGGGAAAACAAGATTTTTTGAAGTTATAAAATCTGATGGAAAAGTTGGTGTAGATACATCTGCAAGTACAACTTTACAGATTAATAATGATTTTGATAACACTTTGTTCTATAAATTGGATAATATTAATGAAGATCTTATTTCTTCAGTGAAGAAGGAAATACTAATTGATACTGATGTTCATTCTGCAAATAAAATAACATTAATCGATAGTCGGTATAGTGGAAATCATAGAATAACTGGAATTGGTTCAACCACATTTACTTTTGATCTTTCCGATTATCCGGAAAAAGATTCCTACAATAAATTAAATTCAAATATCTTTTATGATACTAAATCTTTATCATCTTTTGGTTCAATATCTTCTGTTGAAATTGTAAGCAAAGGAAGTAAGTATGAAGTCATACCTGGTATTTCAACAATTAAATCTGATTACGGATCAGGTGCAATATTACAAGCTGAAAGTAAATCAATCGGTAGAATTGCTAAGAAAACTCTTAGTAATATTGGATTTGATTATCCATCAGATCCAACAATGTCACCGACACTTAATTTGCCTGAAATAATTAAGGTTGAGTCATTAACTTCTTTTAATTCTATTGGAATTACTTCTTCTGGAAAGAATTACTTAGTTGCACCAGATCTTATTGTGATCGATGGATTTACTGGAAAAGTTATTACTGATCTTGATCTTAAGTATGAACTTGGAAGCACTGAAGTTGATATTAGGAAGAATACTTTTGGAATGTATAATGTAGAACCAGCAATATATCCTATTAATAATACTAATGGTGTTGGTATAAGTTCAATAACCACAGATTATACAACTAAGGATGTAGTCATAGGAATAGCTACGGTATTCAGTGACAATTTCCCCTTTAGAGTTGGAGATGATATTTTAATCGAAAATACTAGTGTAGGTCCAAACAGCACTGGTAGGGGTTACAATTCCTCTGATTATGATTATAATTTATTCAAAGTAACGGCGATTAATCCTGCTTTTGGTAGTAATGTTGCTACTATAACTTTTAATTTGAAAGAATACTTCGGTGCAACTGAGATGCCTGGAGTTTTTGATGCAGCAGCTTCTTCTGGAAGAGTTATCAGAAAAGGCGATTTTCCACTGTTTACATCAAAACTTAAAAAGAATAATTTTATTGAAGGAGAAAACGTATTTACTGAATCTGGCTCAGGTAAAGTTGAGAAATGGAATAGTAAAACAGAATACATTAAAATTTCTACTGACAAAGACCTAGCAGTAGGTGAAACTATAATAGGACAAACTTCAGGCACAAGAGCTGTAGTATCTAAAAAAATTGATTTTGATTCTTACATCAAAGTAAGTCCTAGTACGAAAGTCAATAAAGGTTGGATCTATGACGCTGGAATGTTAAATGATAGTGTGCAGAGAATATCTGATAATGATTATTATCAACAGTTCTCATATGCACTAAAATCAAGAGTTCCTATTCAAACATGGGATGATCCAGTACAATCACTTAATCATACAACAGGTTTCTTAAAATTCTCAGATCTATTAATAGAATCAAAAGAAGATGGGCAAGGAACTGCAATAATCAATCCAAATGATGCATCAATTGATGTAACTGTAGATCTTGTTGGAACTGGCAATTTAAATTGTGTACATACTTTTGATTTAGCATCGGAAAATTCTGTACAAATCGCAAATGGTACATTTTCCAATGAAATCAAGTTTGACAATAGAGTTCTTACTGATTATTTTGAGTCTGTAGGAAATAGAGTTCTTACTATTGACGATTTTAGTGATTTATTCAGTCATGTACCAAGAGCGACCAAATACAGTATTGTAGAAGAGTTTTTGTTATCTACTGCAAGAGTTAAAAAATATTTCACCTTTATACGGGATAAGAGATTTACTGGTGAAAGACAGATGATGGCAGTATCACTTCTTCATGATAATGATTATGGTTTTTTAAATCAATATGGAAGAGTAGAATCTGCTATTGATCTTGGTTCTTTTGATTTCTCTATTTTTGAATCTCTGGGTCAGTTAAGATTCTATCCAAATAAGTTTACTGTTAATGATTATGATATTTCTACAGTATCTTTTAATATTGCAGATAATATTGGTATCACTACGAATGTTTCTTTGGGTGACATTGTAAAAATTGAGTCTGATCGAGGAATAATACCTCAAGGAGGAACAGGACCAACAAATGTTGTCAGTATTGCATCTACTTATCGTGCATCTAAGGTTCTTGTTCAAATAGGCGGAACAGATGGTTCATATTATGAGTTTGATGAAATTAATTTGCTTCATGACGGAACAAATGTTGATATTATTGAATATGGTCAATTAACGGATAACTCAATTTTTAGTGCATTTGGTATAGCTGGTCTCGGTACATACATTCCACGTATCGTTGGAAATAATGTGATGATTGATTATCAACTTAATTCGCCAATAAATGCAGATTTAGAGATTAATGCTATAGCAGTCTCTATTGCAAGCACTCAATCTGTTGGTGTTGGAACTGATGTATTAACAACTGCAGAAGTGAAATCTGGATATGTTTCTATCGCATCTTCATCTTCTCCAGTCGAAACAGTTGTATCAGAATATCTAAGCAATCACTCTTCAGCATATTATGTTGTTAGCGTTGAAGATACTACTAATAATGATTATGAAATGTTTGAGGTAGTAGTTGTAGATGATGGATCAACAGCATATTTTACTGAATTTGCAAATATAAGCACTAATGGTACTTTGGGTCAAATTGGTGCAAAAGTAACCGGAAATGCTACACAGTTAACTTATACTGCAAATCCAAATATTGATGTTGAAGTAAGAGTTTTCCAAAATGCATTAGGTCTTGTCAAAACTGGTGTTACTAAGGAAACAATTGATGTTTCAAACGCAACTATAACAACACCCGGTGAGAATGGTTTATATGAAGGAACTTCTAAGTCAGTTAGAAAACAATTTGATCTCACCCACAATCAAGATCCTATTTTCTTAAGATATTTTGCAGGAGATTCTACCAGTACAATTAATATTGATGACAATAGTATTTTCCTTCCAAATCATTTCTTCACAAGTGGCGAAGAGTTAGTTTATACTCATGCTGGTGCTGGGACAACAATGGCGATTGGAATTGGTTCAACATCAATTCCTGGCATTGGAAATACTGATAAACTCCCAACAACAGTTTTTGTTCACAAAGTAAATGAGAGTAAAATTAAACTGTCACCAACTGCAGAAGATGCTTTAAAACGAAGACCAAATACATTAGAATTTACTTCTGTTGGTATTGGAACTTCCCATAGATTCCTTGCTAGAAATCAAAATTCTAAAGTATTATTAGCAATTGACAATTACATTCAATCGCCAATTGTTGCAACTTCCGTAACTACTTCACTATCTAAAAATATTTCAAGTGGAGACACTAGAATTGAATTTACTGGGATTACCTCTTTCTTTGGGGGTGATTTAATTCAAGTTAATAATGAAATAATGAAGATCAGTGTTGTTGGTTTTGGCAGCACTAATTCTATTCTTGTTCAAAGACCTTGGATGGGAACTGGATTGACAACTCATTCCTCAGGAGACGTTGTTACTCGTATCGAAGGTAATTATAACATTGTAGATAGTACAGTACACTTTGTTGATGCACCTTATGGAAAGGATCCTGTCAGTTCTGATTCTAACCCACCATTAGAAAGAGATTGGGTTGGAATTACTACAAATTCTAAATTCCAAGGAAGAACTTTCTTAAGAAGTGGTGTTCAAGGGTCCAGTAATGAAACTTATGAAGACAATTATATCTTTGATGATATTTCTGGTGAATTTGATGGTGTCCAAAAGAATTTTAGAATCACTGCAGAAAAACAAGATGTAGCAGGATTTTCTACAGACTTTGGTATTGTTCTTATAAATGGAATTTTCCAAGGTCCACCATCACAAGATGAAAAAGAACAAGATTATACTTTTATTGATAATGCAGGAATATCTAGCATATCATTTACAGGAACTGCTACATCAGTAACATATGATGTTAACAATGCAAATATTCCTGTAGGTGGTGTAATTGTTTCTGTTGCATCAACTCAAGGATTTGGTTTCCAACCGTTAGTTTCTGCTGGCGGAACAGCGGTAGTTTCTGCTGCTGGTACAATTAGTGCAATAGGTATTGGTAATAGTGGTTCTGGGTATAGAGCAGGAATTCAAACAGTTTCTGTTGGTATACAAATACCAGATCCTATTGGCACAACTATTATTCCAGTTGGTATAGCTTCAATAGTGGATGGTAATGTAAATTCTGTTGCGATTACCACAGATAGAGTTTTCTATGCACCAAAAGACGTATCAAATGTAACTTATAACAATACAACTGGTGTTACTACTATTACAACTTCTTCTAATCATGATTTACTTGCTGGAGATGAAGTTATTGTATCGGGAATTGCATTCACTTGTAATTATAGTGGAACTGAAGCAGTAAATGTTTCTAATGCAATTTATGACAATGTGTCTGGGATAATGACAGTTACCACTGCATCCGCACATAATCTTTCAACTACAGGAAAAAATAGTGATGTTATTTTGACTGGTCTAGGATTTACTTGCAATTTAGATAGCGGTGGATCTACTCATGTATACCCAAGAGTTACAGATCCTGCTTACTGTGGTTCCGAAGTTCTTAATGTTATTAGTTCTACAAAATTTGTAATCAATGCTGGTGTTTCAACTGTTCCAACTTTCTATCAATCGGGAGGAACAGCACAACCTGCTATTCTTGCACCAAGATCAAAAAATAATTCTGCAAGTGGAAATGATCCAGCAGTAGATGGTACTGTAGTCATAAGAGTTATCGATGATACTTCATTTGAAATTAATAGCGGAATATCTACAAGAGAGCATTTCTATGCAAGATGTGGTAAGATTAACAAACCACTGGATGTTGTGTTTGATGATCCTATTTCTTATACTAATATTCCACTAGTATACAGTTCTTCTTCCGTTCAAGGTGTAGGAAGAAATTCAACTGTGGATATTGTTGTTGGTCAAGGATCTAGTGTAGTAGATTTCAGTATTAAAAATACTGGGTATGCTTATGGTGTCGGTGAGATACTAACTGTTGATATTGGTGGTGCAACAGGAATACCTACTGATACAACAAAGTCATATTCAGAATTCCAATTAACAGTAGATAAAGTTTATAAAGACAATTTCTCTGGTTGGGTCATTGGAAAATTAGATCATCTGGATGATTTTAGTGAACAATTTGATGGTGTAACCAGGTCTTTCCCACTTAAATTAAATGATCAATTTGTAAGTATTAGGGCAGCAAAAGGTTCTCTTATTGATGTTCAGGCAACTTTGATTGTATTCATTAATGATATTTTACAAGTTCCTGGAGAATCTTATACCTTTGAAGGCGGCAGTATTTTAACATTCTCAGAAGCACCTGATGCTGGTGATAGTGTTAAAGTATTGTTCTATAAAGGAACTGGTGATGTTGATGTTGCTTTCAGAGATATTTTAGAAACTGTTAAGGTCGGTGATACATTACAACTTAAAAATGAACCCAAACTGGGACAAAATATTGGATTGAGAGAAGATGCTAGAGTTGTAACTGGAATTAATACAACAGATTCGGTCAATACTAATTTGTATAATGGACCAGGTATTACTAACAATGATATTTTATTAAGACCTGTTGAATGGTGTAGGCAGACATCTGATAGAATTATTGATGGTGAAGTTGTAGGTAAGTCTAGAATTAAATATGAACCACTTATCAATCCATCCGCATATGCAATTAGTTCCGTTGGAATTGGTTCAACTACTGTTTATCTTGACAATGTAAAACCATTCTTTAATCCACAAAATGAAAGTGATTTAAGATCTTTCCAAAATAAAGTTACATTTACTTCTCATGATAAAGTTAAAATAGCCGTTGTAGACGCTACAGTTTCCGCAGCAGGAACGATAACTGCGATTACAATAGATGATGGTGGATTTGGATATGTTACTGCCCCCGAGGTAAGTATTTCAAATCCTGTAGGACTTGGCACTACCCACAGAGCATATGCAACTGCGACAATTTCACCAGAAGGTGTTGTTGATTCTATTATTATTACTGATGGAGGATCTGGATATGATCCAGATGCTGTCGCAGGTTCAGCTACTGCTCCAATAGTTTTAATTGAACCACCACCATTAAAAACTGAAGATGTAAATGTTGGAACTTTTAGTGGAGATTCTGGTGTAATAGTTGGATATGGTATTACTGGTGAAGATCTGACACTTGATTTACATATACCAACAACTTCATATTTACGGGATGCTTCTATTTCAGGTCTCGCAAAAACAGTTAGTACTCTTGATGTAAACGATTACTTCATTGTCTATAATTCAAATGTTGGATCTGCAAGCACTAGTTTTGAGTCTTTAAATAATGCTAATGGTATTATCGGTGTTTCTACACAGTTTATTGATAGTGTCTACTTTGTTTCAAATGCTCAGGATGTTGCAGTTAATGTTCCTGGAATTGGAGCAACTACTGTTAGAAGAGTAACTATGAAAGTGGGTGTTGGTGCGTTTGGTGTTGATTTCAGTATTGATAGCGAATCATTTGATTCCAGTGTACTTGAATTTAGTTCTGCGACAACCAATCTTAATAGTGTTGGATTTACATCTTCATCCTTCTTCGGAAACTATAGTTGGGGTAAGATAGAGACTGCAGGTACTTTAAATTCTTACAATATTTACAATAACTCTGGTATTGGTGGAATAACAACTTCAGTCAATGTAAACCGCACAAGTCCACTTAAATATATTAACTACACAAGTTAATAATAAATAAAAGAAAACTCGATCTACAATGGCAAGAGTAGCGATAAGCACTGGTACAATCCCTAATGATGGAACAGGTGATAATTTACGCGCTGCCGGTGGTAAAATTAATTCAAACTTTGATGACCTATACAGTTTTCTGGGAGATGGAACTAATCTAACTCCCAGTTGGACTGTGAATTCTGTTGGTATCGTTACTACTGCTCATGTAGGTATCGGAACTACCAATCCAAGATTTCAACTAGAAATTGGTAAAGTTGGTTCAGCGACAACAACATTACATGTTGATGGTGATGTTAGAGTTACTGGAAACGTAGTTTCTGTTGATGGTCAACTAACCAGTGCAGTTGCAGGTCTTAGTACCACGGGGCACACAATTCTCAACACTGTCAATGCATCAGGTATTGTAACTGCAGCAAATGTATCTACTGGTGGTTCTGTAACTGCTGGATCATTTTATGGTGATGGGCAAAATTTAACTGGGGTATTAAAACAAGAATCTGATACTCTTTCTAGTGTAGTTGCTAGAGGTGCTTCTGCCGGGGCTGGTATTAATTTCGCTGCAAACCAACCGATTACTTTTGCTACAGCATCTAATAATAACTTCCAAATTTATGGAGCACCAGATCAAAAAGCATATATTACTCATGCCCAAAATGGTGGTGGAGGAGGTGCTGGAGATTTAGCTATTATTGCTAGAAGTGGACTCCACGTATACGGTGGAACTAACGACACAGCAGCAAACTTAGGTCTTGAAGTTGTATCTGGATATACTAAACTTTATCATACAGGAGATTTAAAACTTCAAACCACTGATCCTGGTGTAAGCATTTTTGGAACTACAGAAACACAACAATTAAGTGTCACTGGTGTTTCTACATTTACTGATGATGTATCATTTGATTCTACTGTATCGTTTGGTTCTAGCACATCCGTATCATTTACTAATGGTATTAATGTAACGGGTGTTTCTACTTTCCAAAGTCATGTCAATCTTAGTGATAATGACCGATTAAGATTTGGTGATAGTAATGATCTTGAGATTTATCACAGTGGATCTCAAAATGTAATTGCAACTGCAGATTCGTTAGTTGTTGATACTGGCAATTTACTTTTGTTAGATAGTAATAGCGGCGTAAACATTAGAAGTGGTACTGGAAATGAATCTGTAGCAACTTTTACTCCAGGTGGTTCCGTAGATCTTTTCTACAACAACTCCAAGAAATTTGAAACCACTGGTGCTGGTGTAACTATTACTGGTGTATGTACAGCAACATCATTCTCAGGTGATGGTTCAGGATTGACGGGAATTACCGCATCTGGTTCTGGTGTTGTTGTACAGCATGATGGTTCAGTTGTAGGAACGGCTGGAACTATTAATTTTGGAACAAACTTAGATGTAACAGCGATTTCTGCTGGTATTGTAACTGTTACTGCATCTGGTGGTGGTGGAGGAGGAATTAATAATCTTGATGAAGACACCACACCACAACTTGGTGGAAACTTAGATCTTAATGGGTTTAATATAACTGGTTCTGGTACTATACCAGCACCAAATCTGACTGGTGCTCTGCCTGCCATTGATGGTTCTGCTCTGACAGGAATTGGAACAGCAAGCAGCACCGTCACTTGGACTTTAGGTGCAAATGGTTCAAGTCATTATACCTTTGCTGGAATTGGCATAACTGCTGATACAACTAATGATCCAACAATATTCCTCCAAAGAGGGGCAACATATGCATTTGTAAATAATTCTGGAGGATCACATCCATTTAGAATTCAGCACGAATATCAAAATACTGGTGGGCAAGCATATAATGTAGGAGTTACTAATAACGGAGCAAGTAATGGAACCATAACGTTCCAAGTTCCAATGAATGCCCCTAATAAACTTCATTATCAATGTACTTCCCATGTTGGGATGTCTGGAACTATCTTTATATCACCAGAAAATAACATTCCTGTTGGGCAAAGAACAGTTATTTCCAAATCAACTGGTAGTGTTGGTGCAGGATCTTCTACGATTATGTTCTTTGATGGATTTAAGTCATATGGTCTTCTAAAAGTTGCAATTAATCACCCCGCCTGGATCACTTTATATGTTGATAGTGCTTCAAGAACATCTGATAATGGAAGATCATATTTAACAGACCCAGATCCAGGTTCAGGTGTTATAGCAGAAGTTAGATCGACCACTTCAGGATCTAGCACTTTCTTAATGTCTCCTGGCGTTATTGGTTGGAATAATGATAGCACTCCAAGTGAAAAGATCTATGCAAGAGTTACAAATAATGATAACACAACAAGAGATATTACAGTTGATTTGACTGTAATCAAAATGGAGGGTTGATAGATGTCCGACTTAAAAGAGTACGTCGTAACTTGTAGAAGTCGTGATGATTTAGACCAATTATATGATGATATGGAAACACCTGGAGGAAACCTATATATTCCTGACAGGGCGGTTGATTTAGTTCATAGGAGAGCAATCAGTCGTAATACTCATTATATGCTAACTGATGCTGAAGCAGTTGATGTTGGGAATGATCCTAGAGTGCTTGCTTGTGAATTGACTGCAGAAGAACAAGGGTTTGTTCCTGATTATCTTTGGGAACAAACTGGTGATTTTGAAAAAACAACAGGTTCTTTAAATAGTGATGATAAGAACTGGGGACTTTATAGAGTTGTTGAAGGTGATACTGTAAGTAATTGGGGAAGTAACGGAACTACAGAAATATCAAACAGAACTATTAGAACAACATTGTCTGGAAAAAATGTTGACGTTGTTATTGTTGATGGACATGTAAATCCAGATCACCCTGAGTTTGCAGTCAATGTTGATGGAAGTGGTGGAAGTAGAGTTAATCAATTTAATTGGTTTCAGTATAGTTCTGCATTAGGATATTCAACTAATGCAACATATACTTACAGTACTTCCGGCGCATCTCCAAATACAAATCATGGGACACACGTTGCTGGAACTGCTTGTGGAAATACTCAAGGATGGGCAAGAGATGCCAATATTTACAATATGGCATTTAGCAGTTCATTATCAGGTGTGTCTACTTGGGATTATAAGTTGTGGGATTACTTAAGATATTTTCATTTGAATAAAGCAATTAATCCTAATACTGGAAGAAGAAATCCAACTATAACTAATCATAGTTGGGGGTATAGTGGAACAAGATATTATTCCAATATAACTTCTGTAACCTATCAGGGAACAACTACAGATTTAAGTTCCATGACATCTGCAGAAAGAAGAACTGCTTTGAATGATAGAGGATGTCCAACTAACGTATCATCTTCATATCTTTACAGAATGCCAGTGAGGGTAGCAGCTGCTGAAGCAGATATTCAAGATGCTTTAGACGAAGGAGTTATTATAATTTCTTCAGCAGGAAATAGTTATTTGAATTGTGCAATATCTACAGATAATGATTATAATAATTCTATTGTTAACAGTGGATCGACAAATTATCATACTAGAGGATCTACTCCAGGTTCTGCGGATAATGTTATTTGTGTAGGATCCATTGGATCAAAAACTGCAGAGTATAAATCAGGATTTAGTAACTGGGGATCTAGAGTAGATATCTGGGCACCTGGTAGTGATATCATTTCTGCCGTCTATGATCAGTCATCTGCAATTAATGAGGGATATGGTAGTGGATCAACTTTACCAGCAGACCCCAGAAACTCCAGTTATTACTTAGCATCTATCAGTGGGACTAGTATGGCATCACCACAAGTATGTGGTGTAATAGCATGTCTTGCAGAATCAGAACAAAATATTAATCAAACGGATGCATTGAACTATTTGCAAGAAAATTCTTTACCTGAAGTTGGTGATTATGGTAATGATCCAATAAAATCTCCATACGAAGGTCTTGGTAGTGATACTGTCAATAGATATCTTTTCTTAAAGAAAAAGAGAGATGTGACAGGATCTTTTCAAAATAACACTTACAGAAATAGGAAACCTAGTGTGTCTGGTGTTAAATACCCTAGAAGGAACACTATGGTTACAAAAACCGTTTAAAACTTCTAATAAATAAATAAAAACTCCCGCAAAATGGCTGCAATTATAACTGATCAACTTCGTATATTGAATGCAAATAATTTTGTAGTAGGTGTTGCTTCTACAAGTAATTCATATTATTCGTTTGTTGGTCTGCCAAACCCGAAAGATTATAATACAGGTTGGAATGTAGATCCACCATCTCCTACTGATAATTTCAGTGAAGAGAACGATTATTGGGATACAATGATCGCTTTGAAAAAAATAACAAAAAATGATGTAAGGCAAGTTGTTAGAAAATCAACTTGGACTTCAGGTATTACTTACGACATGTATCGTGACAATATTAGCGTAAATGATCCAGCATTACCATCTAATTCTGTTGATCTATATTCTGCTAATTACTATGTTTTGAATAGTGATTTCAGAGTTTACATTTGTTTGAATAATGGAACCACTCCAGAAAATCCCTCTGGAAGACCTTCTTTGGACGAACCAACCTTTACTGATCTAGAACCAAGGGAAGCGGGAACCAGTGGTGATGGTTATATTTGGAAATATCTGTATACTATTAAACCAAGTGAACTTGTTAAATTTGATACTACTAATTATATCCCTGTCCCCCAAAAATGGGAAACAAATAGTGAAGATGCACCAGTAAGAAATAATGCAGCAACTAGTGGTCAAATTAAAGTTGTAACAATTAAAAATAGGGGAGTTGGTTTAGGAACTGCTAATAGAACTTATACGAGAGTTCCTATTAAAGGCGATGGATCAGGTGCTGAAGCAACAGTCATTATTAATAATGATTCAAAAGTTGATAGTGTAACAATTTCTAGAGGTGGTTCTGGTTATACTTTTGGAACTCTTGACTTACAATCTGGAGGTGTTCCAACTGGAACCACTCCTCCAACTTTTGATATTATCATTCCACCTCAGGGTGGGCATGGTGCAGATATCTATAGGGAATTAGGTGCATATAATGTTTTATTATATTCCAGAATAGAAAATGATTCCCAAAATCCAGATTTTATAACTGGAAATGAAATAGCAAGAGTCGGTATTGTTCAGAGTCCTGTTAATTATGATGCAAGTGGAATTTTAGAACTTGACAAAGCAAGTGCTGTTTATGCACTCAAACTTGTGGGAACTGGATACAGTTCGGTTGTGTTTAATCCAGATGGACAGATCACACAAACGATTGGTGTTGGATCAACTGCTTTTGGTAGGGTCGTTTCTTATGATCAAAATACAGGAGTATTGAAGTATTGGCAAGATAAATTCCACGTTGGATTTAATACTGATGGGTCAAGAAATGCATCTCCAGAGTATGGATTTGAAATGCATAGATTCACTTCAGACATTGGTAGTGGTGGTTCATTAACAATTGTTGGTGGATCAAGTAACTTAGGTATTCAAAGCACTTTTGGTAGTGTTAGTAACCCAGGTATAAGTACAGTAATAAATAGTAGGACATACTATTTGGGTCAACAGTTTATTAAAGGTGTGTCCCAACCAGAAGTCAAAAAGTATTCTGGAAATATAGTTTACGTTGATAATAGACCATCGATTACACGGTCATCTAATCAAAAAGAAGATATCAAAGTTATTTTGCAATTCTAAAGAATTATGTCCCAAGAAACAAATCTCAACGTATCTCCATACTTTGATGACTATCATGAGCCTACAATTGGTGGTAAAGATAATGAATATTATAAAGTTCTTTTCAAGCCAGGATATCCTGTTCAAGCTAGAGAATTAACTACCTTACAGTCAATTCTTCAAAATCAAGTTGAACAGGTTGGAAATCACTTCTTCAAAGAAGGTGCGAAAGTAATTCCAGGATCACTGTCATATATTAATCCGTTTTATTATGTTCAAGTAGAAGAAAACTTTTTAGGGATACCCGTATCTCTTTATATCAATGAATTGATCGGTAAAAAAGTTCGTGGAGAAAATTCTGGAGTAGTAGGTGTTGTTAAAAAAATATTATTAGAAACAGAATCTGACAATGGAAATCACACAATTTATATTGATTTAATAGATTCAAATGTCAATTTAGCGAATTCATTATTTGATGATGGTGAAAATTTAGTATGTGAAGAAGCAATTCCTTTTGGTTCAACTTTTATAGCAGCAAATGAAGGATTTGCAAGATGTATTGAAAGTGGTGCGTCTGGAGAAGGAAGTGCTTTTGGATTGGGAGAAGGTGTATATTTTCTTAGGGGATATTTTGTAGACGTAAATGAAGAAACTTTAATTTTAGATCAATATTCAAATAAACCAAGTTACAGAGTTGGTCTTGATGTAATTGAAGAAATCATAACATCCGACATTGATCCAAATTTAAATGACAATGCAAACGGATTTAATAATTATGCTGCACCTGGGGCAGATAGATTAAAAATTACTGCTAGGTTAGCAAAAAAAGATTTAAATTCTTTTGATACATCGGGTTTTGTTGAATTAGCAAGAGTTGAAAACGGCGTATTAGTAAAAATAAATGAATCTACGGATTATAACATTCTTTCAGATGAACTTGCCAGGAGAACTTTTGATGAGTCCGGTAATTATTATGTTAAGGCATTTGATGTATATGCAAGAGAAAGTTTAGATAATGGTGAAGGTAATGATGGAATTTACTCAGAAAATCAATTAACTTCAAGTGGAAATACACCATCAGATGATTTGATGGTATACAAAGTTTCTCCAGGAAAAGCATATGTAAGAGGATATGAGATTGAAACCATCGCACCGTCCTTTATAGATGCACCAAAATCAAGAAGCACCAAAACGTTAAAAAATCAATCTATTGGATTTAATTTTGGATCAACATTAAATCTTAATAATGTTAGTGGTTCTCCTTCAATAGGAATCAATACTTCATCTGTAATCAGTCTTAGAAATGATAGGATTGGTATTGTTTCTACTTCACCACCAGGAAAAGAGATTGGAGTTGCTAGAGTATATGATTTCGCATTAGAAGCGGGTTCATATGAACTTGAGAATCAAGCATTAAATCGTTGGGATATTTCTTTATTTGATTTACAAACATATGCTGATCTAACAATCAACGAACCAATTACTCTTTCAGTACCTTCCAGGGTAAAGGGAAGTTCTAGTGGTGCTGTTGCTTTTGTTAAACATCCAGTATCTGCTGGTCTTGGTATAACTGTATATCAAATTAGTGGAACTTTTATCAATGGTGAAAGATTAATTTTTGATGGAACAAACGAAACAAGAATTGGAACCGCATATACCGCACATAGTCTATCTGATGTAAAATCTTTATTCAGTGTAGTTGGAACAGCAAATACATTTGCTGGAGATATTATTCAAAAAGAAGTTGCAGAACTTGGTGCAGTATCTATAACCGGTTCTTCTGCAGGAGTTTCTACTATCACTAGTGCCACACTTTCTTTCCCCGGAATTGTTACCACAGGAAATCTTTTACAATATAGTAGACCAAACTTTACTTCAAAATCTTTTGCTAAGGTTAATGAAGTATTTACTAATTCTGTTGTAATATCCCCAGTAACTACTGTCACTGGAATATGTGATGGAACTCTTCCTGGTTCGGATATAGATGTAAGCGATTTAAAAATAGTATCGTCGAGATTTCAAAGTAATTCTAAAACTATTTTAGATTCTGCACTTTTCCAACCATTACCAAAGAGAAATGTAGAATCTGTAGATTTAACTGGAGCAAGTTTAATTATTAGAAAGCAATATGATGTAACCATTACTGATAACTCTACAAATACAATTTCATCTGGTAAAGATGAAGTTTTCCTTGAGTTTGATGAGGAAAGATATATCCTTACAAGATCTGATGGTAGTACTGAAGAACTTTCTCAAGATAAATTTTCATTAAATTCTGGCGGCAATGAACTTACAATCAATGGTTTGGGTTCAAATACAACTGGACGTTTGATTGCAACTTTAAGGAAATCAAATGTAACTGAGAAAGTAAAAAGAAAAGAAAGAATTAATTCTTTAATTGTCAATAAATCTAAGTATGATTATTCTGGAACAGGAACAACTACTATTAATGATGGACTAGAATATGGAAATTATCCTTTTGGAACTAGAGTTCAAGATGAAAGAATTTGTTTAAATGTTCCTGATGTTCAAACAGTTTATGGTATTTTTGAGTCTGAGGATACTTCTGATCCATCTTTAACTTCATTGACCTTAGCGTCAATGGATGGTCCCACTGCAAAAACAGATGATTTAGTTATTGGTGAAGTTTTTGTTGGTAAAAATTCTGGCGCAAAGTGCATATATGCAGAAAATATTGATAGTGCAAATATTACACTAATAAAATTAAACTCTTTTGAATTAGAAAGAGGAGAACTTGTATCTTTTAAGGAATCTGGTGTAAATGCAATTGTATCAGCAATAACTGCTGGAAGCAAAGATATATCAAAAGATTTTGTTCTGAACAGTGGTTCTAATCTCTCATACTATGATTATGGTAGTATTAGAAGATTGGAAGATAGAAAAGAACCTAAGGGTAAAATTAAAATTATTTACTCAAATGGGTACTACGATTCTTCGGATACTGGAGATTTTACTACTGCCAATTCATATGATGCCTTTGATTACACTAGAGAAATAATCACAACACAGGGTCATAGAGCAACAGATATTATTGATGTTAGACCTAGAGTATCTGATTATGTGGTAGCAGAAGGATCAAGATCACCATTTGAATTTGATGGAAGATCCTTCATGGGCGGAAGACATAGTTCTCCCTTCGTTTTGGCATCAGATGAATCTGAAACTGTATCTTTTAGTTACTATCTTCCTAGAATTGATAGAGTTTATCTTACGAAGGATGGCGTTCTTCAAGTAAAATATGGTGCTCCTTCTGAGACTCCACGAATGCCCGAAGAAGTGGCTGGTGCTTTAAATATTGCAAATATTTCAGTTCCTGCATATGTTTACAATACTTCTCAAGTAAAAATTAGTTTTGTTGAGCATAGAAGATATCAAATGCTTGATATTTCTAAACTTGAAAGAAGGATCAAAAATCTTGAATATTACACTTCACTTTCTGCCATTGAAAACAGCACGTCTTCAATGACAATTTTAGATAGTGTTGGACAAAATAGATTTAAATCTGGATTCTTTATTGACAATTTTACTTCCGTAGGGTTACAAGATAACACTATAGGTATTAAAAATAGTTTTGATTTAAAGGCAGGTCAATTGAGACCATCTCATTATACTACTCCAATTTCTCTTGAATTGGGTTCATCTTCTATGTTAGGATTGACAGGAAGTTCTAATCAAACTCAGGATAAGAAATTCCTAGAAGATATAGTTGGAACTGGTGTTAAGAAGACTGGCGATGTTGTTACTCTTGATTATGAAGATGTATCTTTCCTAGAACAACCATATGCGACCAGAGTAGAAAATGTTACTCCATTCTTAGTTCAGAATTGGAATGGAAAAATTAAGCTTCAACCAGATGTTGATGTATGGATTCAGGTCAATAAAATGGCCATTAAAGATTATCAAATGGAGGGATCTTTCCGTGGTGTTGCAGAAGCAATGCGTGCAAACATAACAGAAAGTGCAGATGGTAGTAGATCAGGTGTAAGTCCAACTATCTGGCAATCATGGGAAACTACTAATATTACCCAAGACCTTAGTATGGAACTTGGTGTTGCATTGGATAGTAGTTCTGAATCATCCGACCCAACTGTAGTTGAAGGAACACCTGAAAGGGTATTGGGTGAATTTGTATCAGGACGAGGGATTCCATTCCAAGATTTCGCGGTTCAGGAATCATCATCAACAATAACTACTAAAAATGAAGTTACAGTTGACGGTAGTGTAACTTTAAATACTACCTTAGAACAACGAAGAAGAGGTGAGATAAGACACATAACAGAGAATATTGACACACAAACTCTGGGTGATCGGATCATAAGTAGAGATTTGATTCACTTCATGCGTCCTAGAAACATTGAGTTTTCTTCATCTAAGATGAAACCAAATACCCAAGTTTATGCTTTCTTTGATGATATTGATGTCAATAAATATTGTACTCCGAAGTTAATTGAAATTAGCATGACTTCTGGAACATTCCAAGTTGGTGAAACTGTTGAAGCGGAAGATGATACTTTTGCTGCTAGAGTTGCTAATTCAAATCACAAATATGGACCATATAACAATCCTGATGTAGTATATGTAAATAGTCCTTATGATAGAATTAGTGTAATTCCAGCTACATATTCTTCTACAAGTACAATTTTAAATATTGATACTTTTAGTCTTCAAGATGAAAACACGCCTAATTTTGAAGGTCACGTAAAAGTTGGTATGAAAATTCGTGGATCAAGTAGTGGTGCCCAAGCTACTGTAACAAATGTAAGACTTGTAACTGATTATCAAGGTGTTCTTATCGGATGTTTTGAAGTTCCTGATAGTAGTATATCAGGAAATCCCTCATGGGAAACTGGTAAATCTATATTCAGACTTACTAATAGTTCTATTAATTCTAAGCTTTCTGGAGTCATCACTACTTCGGCAGAACAAATTTTCTATTCTCAAGGTGATATTGATAATACACAAGAGGCAACTCTTTCTTTAAGAAATGCAAGTGTAAGGTTTGAAGAAAGAAAGGACGAGGTTAGAAGCTTTAATTTGAGCGATACTGCTACTGCTACTGCTACTGATACTAGCACAACTGAAACAACGGTAGTAAGTAGAATTAGGGACAACAATAGAATTCTTGATGAGGGTTTTGTTGATCCACTTGCACAATCATTTATAGTGCGAGCTGTTGATTCTAGTATATTTGCAACTAAAGTTGATTTATTCTTTAGAACTAAAGATTCAACACTTCCAGTTCAATTTTATATCTCAGAAGTGAATTTTGGAACACCGACTACAACAATAGTTCCATTTTCAAATATCTTCGTTTATCCTGATGATGTAAATATTTCTGAAGATGCTTCAGTCGCAACAACTATTACATTTGAATCACCTGTATATCTTGAGTCTGGTAAACAATACGCATTAGTCTTACTTTCTGATTCTACAGAATATACAGTATGGATTTCAAGACTTGGAGAATTTGATGTTAAAACCGTTACCAATGAAAGCACTCAAGTTTTAGTATCACAACAACCAACACTCGGATCACTATTTAAATCACAAAACGCTTCTACTTGGACTCCAAGTCAATATGAAGATCTTAAGTTCAATCTTTATAGAGCAAAATTTGTTTCTTCAGGATCTGCAAGTTTCTTTAATGCACCTCTTCCAGAAAAACTAAAACTTCTTAAGAGTGATCCACTTGATATTAATTCAAGAACTGTTAAAATCGGTATTGGAACCATACTTCAAGACCCAGATCTAACAAATGGTAATGTAATTACTCAGCTTAGTTCCGGCGCTACTGGAAATTTAGTTGGGAGTGCGGGAACTTGTACCGGTGACTTAAAAATTATCAATGCTGGAATAGGATATACCCCATCTTTAGGCAATTTTACATTTAATAATGTAAATCTGAGTAATATAGAGGGAGAGGGTAGAAACGCTACTGCAAACATTACTGTAAGCAATGGTGTTGCTATTGCTGCTACAGTTTCAAATGGTGGAACTGGATATTCTGTGGGTGACTTATTAACATCTTCATCTGTAGGAATTGCATCACTTGGAAGAAATTTACGGTTGAGTGTATCACAACTTTCTGGTATAAATGAACTTACACTTAATCAAGTTCAAGGTGACTTTGTTGTTGGTTCGGGAAATACACTTACTTATGTTAATGGTTCTGGAATTTCAACCACCATGAATAGTGCTTATTCTGGAAATGTAACAGTTACGCAACCAGTTCAAGTTGTAAATGATGGTTTACATATCAACGTATTCCAAAGAAATCATGGAATGCATTCGGATGTAAACAAAGTTATAATTTCTGGAGCAAAATCAAGCATAAAACCATCCTTGTTAACGGATGATTATGATTCATCTTCTACTTCAGATATCTTGATATCTAATGGAACTGAATTTGAAAATTTTGAAGGCGTAAGTGTTGGAAGCACTAATCCAGGTTATGCTATGATTTCTAATGAAATTATTAAGTATACGGGCGTTTCTGGAAATACTCTTACAGGAATAACTAGAGAAATTTCCGGAACTAAGGCATTCTCGTATTCAGTTGATGATGAAATTTACAAATATGAACTTAATGGTGTTTCTTTGATTAGAATCAACAAGACACATTCTTTAAGCGATTCCGAAGTTTCTGATTCTATTGGATTGGATCATTACAATATAAAAATTGATACTTCTTCAACTACACCAAATACTACCGACCGTTCAACAGGAACGGGTATGCCTAAATTATTCTTTGCTGCAGATAATAAATTTGGTGGAAATAAGGTTAAATCAACCTATAACGTTCCCTTTGATGCAGTTACACCAAATATAGGTGTAGTAACACCGAAATTGACTGGAATCAATGCATCACTTAGAACTGTAAGTGGTAGAAGTATAGATGGTAATGAGACACCTTATGAAGATCAAGGATTTGAGCAAATATCTTTAGTTACTACAAACTACTTTGATTCATCAAGAGTGGTTGCTTCTGAAGTAAATGAAAATGAAAGACTTACTGCACTTCCTGCCAATAAGTCATTCAGTATGGATATCAACATGATATCAGAAAACGATAGATTATCACCTTGTATTGATCTTGCTAAGACAAGTATGACTCTCACATCCAATAGAATAAATCAACCTGTAATTGACTATACTGCAGATGATAGAGTCAAATCTTATAAAAATGATCCAAATGCATTTATATATGTTTCATCTCCGATTGTGATAGAAAATCCTGCCACTGCAATTAAGTTGTTGATTTCGGGTTCTTTACATAATTCTGCTGATATCAGAGCATTCTATTCGTTACAAAATAATGTTGAAGAAGATCCCATCTTTACACCGTTCCCTGGTTTTGCAAATTTAGATTCTTCAGGACAAAAAATTGATACATCTGCTAGCACAGGATCACCTGATAACGTTCCAGTAAAAAATGATTCTTTCTCTATTAGGAAAAATTATAATAGCTTTAGAGATTATAGTTTTACCGATGATAACTTACCTGAATTTAAAATATTCCGAGTGAAACTTGTATTTACTTCAACTAATCAGGCATTCCCACCAATACTTAAAGATCTGAGAGCAATTGCTTTAGCATAATATGAATTTAATTCCAGTAGAAGGCGAAAAGGATCTCTTTAGAGATCCTAGAACAAATGCTATTATTAATACAAATCAATCTGATTATTTGACTTATATTAATAGTAGAAAAATAAGACAAAATGAAAAAAATAAAATTGACATTTTAGAAAAAGATGTCAATTCTATCAAAAACGATTTGAACGAAATTAAATCACTTCTTAGGAGTATTGCAAATGAACCCTGATGACATCAAATTAGATAGTTTAACGAAAAATTTTGAATATACAAAACATTCAAGAGAACTTGATGCTCTTACTGACATTGAACAAATAAGGCATGTTGCAAAATGTTATGCAAAACTTTATTTGAAGCAACAAGAAGTTTTATCTAAAATAGCATAAATATCTTTATAAGGTATAAGATAAATGGCGCAACCATCTTCTAGACAAGAATTAATTAACTACTGTAAAAGAAAACTGGGTGCGCCAGTTTTGGAAATCAATGTTGCCGATGAGCAAATTGATGATCTTGTGGATGATGCACTTCAATTTTTTCAAGAAAGACACTTTGATGGTGTCTCACAAATGTTCTTAAAATATCAAGTTACACAAGAAGATATTGATAGAGGTAGAGCAAAACCAGGAACTGATAATACCGCTGGAATAACAACTACAACTGCGACAACATCTATTAATGGTGCCTCCACAACATTTTCATATCTAGAGAATAGCAATTTTTTGCAGGTTCCGCCGTCTGTTATTGGTGTAACTAAGATATTTCATTTTGATGGTACTAACACAATCACAAACAACATGTTTAGTGTTAAGTATCAAATGTTTCTTAATGATGTTTATTATTGGGGATCTACAGAAATTCTTACCTATGCGATGGTGAAAACATATCTTGAAGATATGGATTTTCTTTTAACAACTCAAAAACAAATCAGGTTCAATCAAAGACAAGATAGATTGTATCTTGATATTGATTGGGGTTCTTTAAGTGTTGGAGATTTTATAATAATTGATTGCTTTAGAATCTTAGATCCTAATGATTATTCGCGTGTATGGAATGATTCATTCTTAAAAATATACTTAACATCTTTAATTAAAAGGCAGTGGGGACAAAACTTAATCAAGTTCCAAGGTGTCAAACTTCCTGGAGGAGTGGAACTTAATGGTAGACAAATATATGATGATGCACAAAAAGAAATTGACGATCTAATGGAAAAAATGTCAAATACATATGAACTTCCCCCATTAGATATGATAGGTTGATATCATGCTTAATCCATTTTTTCAACAAGGTTCTCAAGGCGAACAAAATCTTGTTCAGGATTTAATTAATGAACAACTAAAAATATATGGTGTAGAAGTATATTATTTGCCTCGTCAGTATGCTACTACAAATACAATTATAAGAGAAGTTGTTGAATCTAAATTTGAAAATGCATATCCCATAGAAGCGTATGTAGATACTTACGATGGATATAATGGTCTTGGCACCTTGATGTCAAAGTTTGGTATTCAAGAGATGGATGACCTAACTTTAACCATATCTAAAGAAAGATTTGAAGAATATATTACACCATTATCTAAAGAAATTGATGATGTTAAATTAGCAACTAGACCTAAGGAAGGTGATTTAATTTATTTTCCTTTAGGTGATAGATTATTTGAGATCAAATATGTTGAGCATGAAAAACCATTCTATCAACTACAAAAAAATTATGTTTATCAATTAACGTGTGAACTCTTCAGATATGAAGATGAAGTAATCACTACAGATATTGCAGAGATAGACGATAACATAGTTGATCAGGGATATAATATTACCCTTTCAATGGTTGGAACTGCAGCAACAGCAACTGCAATTACTGGAATTGTTAACGGTGGTATAAGATTTGTTCAACTAACCAATAGGGGAAATAATTTTACATCAATACCAACAGTTGCTTTCTCTGCAGCACCATCTGGAGGAACAACTGCAGTTGGTGTAGCAACAATGATTGATGGACTCATAGATTGTAATGGTTTTGTTGATGGAACAAAGGTCCAGGGCGTTGAATTCCGCAATACTGGTATTGGATACACTGTTGCCCCAGGAATCGCCTTTGTAGGCGGCGGTGGCGCTGGTGTGGCAGCGACAACATCTATTGGTGATGGCGTTGTTGGCGTTGTTTCTGTAACATCTGGTGGTGGTGGATATGATGCAGATCCTCTTGTAACATTCAGTTCTCCAACAGGTTCAGGAACTACTGTTGTTGCAACTGGACGTGCAGTTATTAATTCTGTTGGTATTGTCACTGAAGTTAGGGTTACAAATGCCGGATTAGGGTACACGTCTGCACCAACTATTACAATAGCAGATCCAGTATTTGGAAGCACAGGTTCATATCAATACAATGAAGTGGTGACTGGAGCAAGTAGTAGCACCACAGCGTATGTCAATTCTTGGGATGCTACAACTAATGTCTTAGAACTTAAGGTAGTATCTGGCACATTCTTGGCAGGAGAAATGTTACTTGGATCTACAAGTGGAGCAAATAGGGCAATAAGAACTGTAAATACAGATGATGTTATTGATCCATATGCGGACAATGATACCATAGAACTGGAAGCAGATTCTATCTTAGACTTCAGTGAGTCCAATCCATTTGGCAATCCATAAATAATAATACATTTTGTTAAATAGAGTACAATAAACTTTCACCATGTTTGAATACTTTTACCACGAAATATTAAGAAAGACTTTAATATCTTTCGGAACACTGTTCAACGGAATTGTTATAAAGCACTCTGATGACAATGATAGCACTGTCAGTGAGGTAAAAGTTCCATTGGCATATGGTCCAATGCAAAAGTTCTTGGCAAGACTTGAGCAATCTGCGGATCTCAATAAACCAACGCAGATGAGTCTTCCTAGAATGTCATTTGAGTTTACTGGATTAAATTATGACCCAACAAGAAAAGTCACAACCACACAATCTTTTCTTTTAGGAAGTGGTGGAGAAGAGAAGAAAGCATACATGCCGGTTCCATATAACATGCAGTTTGAACTGAATGTTATGACCAAGTTGAATGATGACATGCTCCAAATTGTTGAGCAAATCTTACCATATTTTCAACCATCATATAATCTAACAGTAAATCTTTTATCAGAAATTTCTGAAAAGAAGGATATACCTGTGATCCTTGATAGCATCACGATGAATGATGATTATGAAGGAGATTTTACTACTAGAAGAGCATTAATCTATACACTTAGATTTACTGCAAAAACTTATCTTTATGGTCCAGTTGCTTCTGCTGGTACTGACATTATTAGAAAAGTTTCTGTTGGTTATGTTGCTGGAGCAAGAGATGGTAGAAATGTTGAAAGAGATGTTACTTATTCGGTTGAACCAAGAGCGATTAAAAATTATGATGGTGTAGTTGTCACAACATTATCAGAAGACATTAGTGAGTCTGTAACATCAATAAATGTAGCAGAAGTTGCTTCTATCACTAAAGGTGGCAATATTATTATAAATGGCGAATCACTATATGTTAGTAAGATAACTGGCAACAAACTAACAGTCAGGCGTGGTCAGGACGGAACAACACCGGTATCGCATGTTGCTGGTTCTGAGATTGGTACAATTACGGCGGCAGATAATATACTCATTCCAACTGGCGATGACTTTGGTTTTGATGGCGGATTCTCATGAAAATGACAAAGAAATTTGACGATCTAAATGAAACATTTAATGTATCTAACGATATAATTACTCCGGAAGTTGAACCGGCACCAGTCAAGAAGATTGAAGAAAAGAAATCTTCTACAGATATAACTAAAGATTATGAGTATACTAGAGGCAATCTATATTCACTTATAGAAAAAGGTCAAGAGGCAATTAATGGTATTCTTGAACTTGCACAAGAAACAGAACAAGCAAGAGCATATGAAGTTGCTGGTCAGTTGATAAAAAGTGTTGCAGATGCAACTGACAAATTAATGGAACTTCAAAAGAGACTTAAAGAAGTGGAAGAAGAAAAACAAACAAAAGGTCCGTCTACAGTTAATAACGCTTTGTTTGTGGGATCTACTGCTGATTTGGCAAAACTACTGAAGAAAGGATTGCCAAATGAAGAGCAAAAAGGCTAAATAATAAGAGAACTATCTCATTTAATGACAAAGCATAAGTGCCCGTCAGGTGAATATTATTGCTACACTGATAAAAAGTGTAAACCAATCCCCAAGGGATTTAAGATGGTGGGCCCTGCTGGATACTTAAGAAAAGAAAATGGTCATTCTGTGGAAGATGAAGCAGAAACCAAAAAGAATGGTAATGGTAGCAATGGAAATGGTAATGGCAATGGTGGAGGTTCTGTAAGTGAAGCTAACAAAAGTGGCGATAGTTCTTTGCGTGACTGGTTTGGTAAGAGTAAGTCTAGTGATGGCAAGCCTGGTTGGGTTCAACTGGGTGGCAAATATGCAGGAAAACCCTGCGCAAAACAACCAGGACAAACCACAAAACCCAAGTGTGGTTCTAGCAAAATGAAGCGTAACCTCTCCAAAGATGAGGAGGAAGCAGCATTTCGCCGCAAGAATCGTAAAGACCCAAATCCAGATAGAAAAGGGAAAGCAATTAACGTGAAGACTGAAGAAACCGTAATTGAAGCTAAAGGCGAAAAAGATGCCTGTTACCATAAGGTCAAGTCACGTTATTCAGTTTGGCCAAGTGCATATGCGTCAGGAGCACTGGTCAAATGCCGCAAAGTCGGTGCTAAGAATTGGGGAAATAAATCCAAGAAGAACGAAGAATTTACTCCAATCCAGATTGCAGCACTTGAGTCTATTGATGCCGTTGAGGTAAATGAGGCAGGACAAAAGTGTTGGAAAGGATATGAAAAGAAAGGAACCAAAAAGATGTTTGGTAAAACGTATAATAACTGTGTCAAGAAGGAAGACATCGAACTCACAGATGTTTATGGAGATACCTTCGCAGTTATTAAAGACGTTATAAAACCAGAACCACTTCAACCATCAACAAGTAATATAGATTATGAAACATATGATATTGAAGCAATGGTTGAGGCAACTCGCATTCCAGCAAAAACTGGAAATATTGTTAAGGTTTTTCTTTCTTGGAGAGGAAAGTTCTATTCTATTCAAATGTTCTTCCCTTCAGTAAAAGTACCTGGTAGATCTGAGATTCAAGATCAGATCAATAAGGTATATCCTGGCGCAAAAGTTCAAAATTACGCAGTAACGGACTATGAACCGGGAAACCCACTCCTCCAAACAGAAGGAGCAGCATGGACAAAAAAAGAAGGAAAGTCTAAATCAGGTGGACTCAATGAAAAAGGCAGAAAGTCTTACGAAAGAGAAAATCCAGGATCTGACCTCAAAGCACCTAGCAAGAAGGTTGGAAATCCCCGTAGGGCATCTTTCTGCGCTCGAATGAAAGGAATGAAGAAAAAATTGACTTCCAAAAAAACTGCTAATGATCCAGATAGCAGAATCAATAAGTCATTAAGAGCTTGGAATTGCTGATAAAATATGTCTGATCATGGAATATATCTTGGTAATCCCAATTTAAAAAAGGCGAATACTGCGATTGAATTTACAGAAGAACAGGTTATAGAATTCCTTAAATGTAAGGAAGATCCTGTTTACTTTGCAAATAATTATATTAAAATTGTTTCTCTGGATGAAGGTCTAACACAATTTCACCCATATCATTTTCAGGAAAAGTTAATTAACAACTTCCATGAAAACAGATTCAATATTTGTAAGATGCCTCGTCAGACTGGTAAGTCTACGACTGTGGTATCTTATCTTCTTCACTACGCAGTCTTTAACGATAGTGTTAATATTGGTATCCTTGCTAACAAGGCAGCCACCGCAAGGGAACTGCTAGGAAGATTACAGACTGCATACGAAAATTTGCCAAAATGGATGCAACAGGGTATTATATCCTGGAACAAAGGATCCCTGGAATTAGAAAATGGCAGTAAAATTTTGGCAGCGTCTACGTCTGCAAGTGCTGTCCGAGGTATGTCGTTCAACATCCTCTTTCTCGACGAGTTCGCGTTCGTCCCAAATCATGTTGCTGACTCGTTCTTTGCCTCTGTTTATCCTACTATTACTTCTGGTAAAAACACCAAAGTAATTATTGTATCTACCCCACATGGTATGAATCATTTCTACCGTATGTGGCATGATGCGGAAAGAAATAAAAATGAATATGTTCCTACAGATGTTCACTGGTCAGAAGTTCCTGGAAGAGACTCAAAGTGGAAAGAAACAACCATTGCAAATACATCGGAACAGCAGTTCAAGGTTGAGTTTGAATGTGAGTTCTTAGGATCTGTTGATACTTTAATAGCACCATCAAAATTAAAAACGATGGTATATGACAACCCAATGACAAGAAATGCTGGGTTGGACATGTATGAGGATGTCATCGATAAACATGACTATGTAATGACTGTTGATGTAGCAAGAGGAGTTGGGGAAGATTATTCTGCTTTTGTTGTTGTCGATATAACTACTTTTCCTCATAGAGTTGTTGCAAAATATAGGAATAATGATATCAAACCAATGTTGTTCCCAAATATCATATATGAAGTTGCAAAAAATTATAATAGTGCCTTTATATTATGCGAAGTAAATGATATTGGCGATCAAGTAGCAAGTATATTGCAATATGATCTTGAATATCAGAATCTTTTAATGTGTTCTATGAGAGGTAGAGCAGGTCAAATTGTAGGTCAAGGATTTTCTGGTAAAAAGACGCAACTTGGGGTTAAGATGTCCAAGACTGTCAAGAAAGTTGGATCTCTAAACCTCAAGACTTTAATTGAGGAAGACAAACTTATCTTCAATGACTATGAGATTATTTCAGAACTAACAACGTTTATTTCAAAGCATAACTCATTTGAGGCAGAGGAAGGTTGTAATGATGACTTAGCAATGTGCCTTGTGATCTATGCTTGGTTAGTCCAGATGGACTATTTTAAAGAATTGACTGATCAGGATGTTCGTAAAAGATTATATGAAGAACAAAAAAATCAAATAGAACAAGATATGGCACCATTCGGATTTATGGATGATGGATTAGGATCTGATAGTTTTGTGGATGGTGATGGTGATAGGTGGTTTAATGCAGATGAATATGGTGATAAGTCTTATATGTGGGAGTACCTATCTTAATGGAATTAGATGGTCAGATAAAATTAGGTCATCTTTTACTTACTGACAGAAAGTGTCGTGCATGTGGAGAAACAAAAAATTTGATTGATGGTTTCTATAGAACTAGAAAAGATAGAGGACCTGTAGCATCTTCATATTCTTATGAGTGTAAGGATTGTACTGTAAAAAGAATTTTAGAATCTAGAAAAAAATCCGTGTCGGATAGGTGGGAATACCCTGATTGGTAAGTTCACGCTAATTTTCCCCTGTGAAAACATAGTTTTTAATAAATATTTTCAGATAAATTACGATTGACACGGAGAACAAAACATGGCGACTCCTCAATTATCGCCTGGGGTATTAACCAGGGAAGTTGACCTTACAGTAGGAAGAGCTGATAATGTATTAGATAATATTGGTGCCATTGCTGGACCATTTGAACTTGGACCTGTTGAAGAAGCAGTAGACATTCAGACTGAGCAACAACTTATCAATACATTTGGTAAACCAATTGGAACAGACGCTCAGTATGAATACTGGATGTCTGCATCTTCATTCCTTTCATATGGCGGTGTTCTGAAGGTTGCCAGAGTTGATGGAGCGACACTCAACAATGCAAACGCAGCACCTGGATATGCTTCCACGACTGGACTAAAAATTAAAAACTACGATGATTATGGTACTAATCATTCTGGCGAAGCAGTAGAATATGTTTATGGCGCAAAGAATCCAGGATCCTGGGCAAATGGATTAAAGATCTGCACAATTGATGACTTTGCAGACCAGACAATTGGCATTAATACTACAGACCTTGCAGCTGCTGGTGCTGTTGTTGGATATGGCGTTACAACCACCATTAATGGAATTCTTCCTGGAGCAGGAACCACTGAGGTATTCAATGGGTATGTAAAAGGAATTATTACTGGTGTTACTACTTCTACAAGTGGAGCAAGCACAGTTGATGTTAAGGTTGTTTCAAGAGTTTCTGCAGCAGGAACTGAGACTAAGATTGCCTACGGTCAAGGTAACGCACTGAACTCATTTGAGACCGCAGATACTTTATTCTTTGTCAATAATTCTGGAACTAATGTTGGCGAGGAAACAGCAGGAAGTGCTGTTGACTGGTACGATCAACAAACTCTTGGATTAACGAATTCCACAGTATATTGGAAAACTATTGCACCAAAACCAGTAACTAATCAGTATTCTGCCGTAAGAAACGGATATGGTGATGGTCTTCATGTTGCCGTTGTTGATGATACTGGAAGTGTAACGGGTATTCAAGGTAATATTCTTGAAAAGCATACTGGACTTTCCAAGGCTGTAGATTCTATTTCTTCTGTAAATTCACCTCAGAAAATCTGGTATAAGAACTATCTGAGAGATTTCTCTGAAAATGTTTACGCTGGGTATAATCCATCGCAAGCGGTTGATGCATATCATGGAACTGTGCCTGTAGCTACTGGATTCTCTTCAGGATATACACCATTCACGACTGGACAAGGTGTATGGGGGCAAGATGCACAAGGAGTAACCTTTAGTGCTATTGGAAACAAAACTTATACACTTGCTGGTGGTGTTGATTATTCCGCTGCTGGTGGAATGAAAGCGGAGTTAGGTGACGTTGTAAATGGTTATGAGTTATTCTCAAATGAGGATGAAGTTGCAGTTGATTTCCTTATCAACGGTCCAAGTTGTCTGAATGAAGCAGATTCCCAAGCAAAAGCAAATAAATTGATTTCTATCGCTGCAGATAGAAAGGATTGCATGGCGGTCATTTCTCCACATAGAGGGGGAGTTGTAGATGTTCCAAATGCAGCAACACAAACCTCAAATATTATTAGATTCTTCAGTGCTTTAACCTCTTCCTCATACGCTGTATTTGATAGTGGTTACAAGTATACTTATGACAGATTTAATAATACCTTTAGGTATGTTGCAACTAATGCTGATGTTGCTGGATTAATGACTAGAACTGGTCTTAATGCCTTCCCTTGGTTCTCACCCGCAGGACAACAAAGAGGAACACTTAACAATGCTGTTAAGTTAGCATATAATCCAAATAAGACCCAAAGAGATCTTCTTTACACTGCAAGAATTAATCCTATTATTAATCAACCTGGTGGTGGTGTCATCTTATTTGGTGATAAGACCGCACTTTCATATCAATCTGCATTTGATAGAATTAACGTTCGCCGTTTGTTCTTGACTGTTGAACAGTCACTTAAGAGTTCTGCTAATGCTCAACTCTTTGAACTTAACGATCAAGCAACGAGATCAAACTTTAGAAATATTGTTGATCCATATTTACGTGATATTCGTGCAAAGAGAGGTATTGTTGACTTCTTAGTTATTTGTGATGAAACAAATAACACTCCTGACGTTGTTGATAATAATGAATTTAGAGCTGATATTTTCCTGAAACCAACCAAGTCAATTAATTATGTAACACTAACTTTCGTAGCTACGAGAACTGGTGTAAGTTTTGAAGAAGTGGCTGGTAGAGCTTGATTTTAAATCGTAAATTACTTACCTAGGAGAAAAAAACAATGTCAACACTCAGAACGATTACCGCATTTAAGTCAAAACTGGCAGGAGGGGGCGCACGCCCCAATCTGTTTGAAGTTGAAATTCCCGCATTTCCAGCTGCTGTCAAAGAAGGTACTTGGGATCCCACCACTGCTAATGGTCAGGGTGATATGTTCCGTTTCATGTGTAAAGGAGCACAACTTCCTGCCTCTAATATTGCAGAAATTCCTGTTCCTTTTAGAGGACGTATTTTAAAGGTTGCTGGAGACAGAACCTTTGATACATGGACCGTTACTATCATCAATGATGAAAGTTTCATACTGAGAAATGCATTTGAATCATGGATGAATGCAATTAGTAGAACCGATACTAATACTGGTGCTACTAACCCAAGTTCTTACATGACTAATGCCCTGGTTCATCAACTTGGAAGAGGTTACTCAAAAGGAGCATTTTCAATAGCTGCTTCTGATTCGGGAGATAATACTTCAGTAACTCCACTGAAATCTTACACATTCTTTGATATTTTCCCAACTGAAGTAAGTGCAATTGAACTTTCTTACGATAACAGTGATGTTATTGAAGAATTTACGGTTACTTTCCAAGTCCAATATTGGGCACCTGGAGTACTTACCGACGAAGGGGAAGATGACGATTAATATCTTTGATAAATACTAGAAAGGAAATTTCTAGTAAAATAAATCATGGCAAATTTGTTTGGGTTCTCTATAGAGGACAACGAACCAGTATCGCCCACTACAGTGTCCCCCGTTCCTCCTTCAAACGAGGACGGGGTTGACCATTATTTAAGTAGTGGGTTTTTTGGTTCTTATGTTGATATTGAAGGTGTATATCGTACAGAATTTGACCTTATTAAAAGATATCGTGAGATGGCACTTCATCCAGAGTGTGATAGTGCAATTGAAGATATTGTAAATGAAGCTATTGTTTCCGATACTAATGATAGTCCTGTAGAAATTGAACTATCAAACTTGAATGCCAGCGATGGCATTAAGAAAAAAATTAGAGATGAGTTTAAATATATTCTAGAACTTTTAGATTTTGATCGTAAATCACACGAAATTTATAGAAATTGGTATATTGATGGAAGACTTTATTATCATAAAGTAATTGATATGAAGAACCCTACTGAGGGTATTCAAGAATTGCGTTATATTGATGCAATGAAAATGCGTTATGTTCGTAAGCAGAAGAAGAGTAAAGAAGACATCTACCGCTTAGGGAATGTAGCAAAAGATAATCCAATGGAATACGAGTTTCCACAACTCGAAGAGTATTTCATTTACAATCCAAAAACTTCTTATCCAACAACAAACCCAGCGACAATGGGTGGTCATGGTGGAATTAAGATGACCAAAGATGCAATCACATATTGTACTTCTGGTCTTGTAGATAGAAATAAAGGATCAACTCTTTCATACCTTCATAAGGCAATTAAATCTCTCAATCAACTTAGAATGATTGAAGATTCTCTGGTAATTTATAGACTTTCAAGAGCACCAGAACGTCGTATTTTCTATATTGATGTTGGCAATCTTCCTAAAGTAAAAGCAGAGCAATATTTACGTGACGTAATGATGCGTTATAGAAATAAACTTGTATATGATGCAAACACAGGAGAAATTCGTGATGACAAAAAGTATATGTCTATGCTTGAAGACTTCTGGTTGCCTAGAAGGGAAGGAGGTCGTGGAACTGAAATTTCTACTCTTCCTGGAGGTCAAAACCTCGGAGAGATTACAGATATTGAATACTTTAAGAAAAAACTTTACCGGTCCCTTAATGTTCCGTCGAGTCGTATGGACGGGGAAGGAGGATTCAATCTGGGTAGATCCTCTGAGATTCTTAGAGATGAAGTAAAGTTCAGCAAATTTGTTGCACGTTTGAGAAAGCGTTTCTCATATATGTTTAATGATATGTTGAAAACGCAGTTAATTCTTAAAAATATTATTACTCCAGAAGACTGGAATAGTATGGAAGAGCATATTCAGTATGACTTCCTTTATGATAATCACTTTGCAGAATTAAAAGATACTGAATTATTAACGGAAAGATTGACAATGGTTCAAACTGCAGAACCATATGTTGGAAAGTATTTCTCACAAGATTACTTGAGAAGAAATATTCTACGTCAAACTGACCAAGAAATTATTGAACAAGATAAACTTATTAAGAAAGAAATTGATAGTGGAATCATTCCAGATCCAGCAACTATTGATCCTGAAACTGGAATGCCTTTCCAAGATCCATCTATGGATTTAGGTAAACCAGTAATGGAACCTGAAGTAGATGGTTCTTCGACCGAAGCACCTGAGATAAAAATACCTAAGGGTGGAGAAATTTAATAAATAGTATTACTGTTTACCTTTCAACATAAAATGGATGAAGTTTTGGATATGATTATTGCTGATGAGTCTCCCTCACAGATTAGCGATAAAATTAAGGATATTCTTTATGCAAAATCTGCCGATAAGATTAATGATCACAAACCGGTAGTAGCAAATTCTATGTTTGATACCGCTGTAGGTACTGAAGAAGAAGGCTAATTATAAATAAAATATACTAACACGTAGAATAATGGCAAGAACATTACTAGTCGGTGCAGAAATTGCTTGTCCTACTACAGCTGGTGCAGCTACTAGTTTTAGTGAGGCAACTGTGGTTCGTTTAGTGAACACTCATACAAGTGCTCACCTTGTAACTGTACTTGAAACACAAAGTGGCACTGGTGTAGGATCAATGACTATTCCACCAAATGGTGTTGAATATCTTGAGAAAAAACCATCTCATGTTGTATTTGCTGCAAATGCAGGTGTGAAAGGAGCACAAGTAGGATTCACCGGGTAATCAAATGAAACTAATCAGAGAAGAAATCGAATCAGTAAAAGTTATTACTGAAGCAACCAAATCTGGAGGCAAAAACCTCTTCATCGAAGGTGTTTTCTTGCAAGGAAATATCTGCAACAGAAATGGTCGTATGTATCCAATGGAAACGCTTCGTCGTGAAGTTGGAAGATATAACGAAAATCATGTTGCAACTGGAAGAGCACTTGGGGAACTGGGTCATCCTGATGGTCCTACTGTCAATCTTGACAGAGTTTCGCATAAGATTGTCTCTTTAAAAGAATCTGGTTCCAACTTTATTGGAAAAGCAAAGATTCTTGAATCTACCCCAATGGGTAAAATTGCATCATCTTTATTAAGTGAAGGTGTCAAACTTGGTGTTTCTTCTCGAGGTATTGGTTCATTGAAACCAACCAAAGAAGGTTTCAATGTTGTTGGTGAAGATTTTATGCTTGCTACAGCAGCAGATATTGTTGCTGATCCATCTGCTCCCGATGCTTTTGTTGAGGGAATCATGGAAGGAAAAGAATGGATCTGGGAAGGAAACATTCTTCGTGAAAAGAAAGCAGAGGAGATCAAGAATGCTATTGATGTTCTTGCTGGACGTAAAGAACTTGAGGAACATAAGTTAAACTTGTTTAACGACTTCCTTAATTCACTATAAATTATTGTAATTTCTTAATTTATAAATAAATATAGTTTTAATAAACGGAAAACGGAGAGTTCAAATGTCTCGTGGCAACGATTTACAAGAAATGGAAGTAGGCACTGCTCAATCCAAAACTGCAGTTAACTCTGGTGCGAAAGCAGCAGATCCTATGCCTAGCGGTCCTAACGGAGCATCTACACCTGGTCAAGGTTCTGTAGAAGACCTCGGTGGTCCTACCCCCGAAAACTACAAACCTGATGACGATTCTGCAAAACTTAAGACTGATGGTCTTAAGACTGTAAAAGATATCGTCAACAAGGGAGCGAAACCTGCAGATCCTATGCCTAAGATGGCAAAGGAAGAGGAAGAGTTAGATTCCGAAGAAGTAATTGCAGAGGACGAAACTACTGAAGAGGAAGTAGTAGCAGAAGCAGAAACCACCGAAGAAGAAGTGGTTGCTGAAGAAGAAACTACCGAAGAAGAAGTAGTTGCAGAGGCACCCGAATTCACTGAGATTGATGTCGAAGAAGATGTCAAAGCACTCCTCGGTGAAGAAGAACTTTCCGAAGAGTTCAAAGAAAAGGCAAAGACCATCTTTGAAGCAGCACTTAAGTCTAAAGTTGCTGATCTCAAAGAAGCACTTGAAGCAAGATATGAATCTGCACTTGCAGAAGAAGTATCTACAATCAAGTCCGCTTTAACTGAGCGTGTTGATTCATACCTCGAATATGTTTCTGAGGAATGGATCAGCGAAAACAAACTCGCTGTTGAAGCGGGTCTTAAGACTGAAATGACCGAATCGTTCCTTTCTGGAATGAAGGGTCTTTTTGAAGAACATTATGTACAAATCCCTGAAGACAAATATGATGTGCTTGAGAGCATGGTAGAAAAACTTGATGATATGGAGACTAAACTCAACGAGCAAATTGAGAAGAATGTTTCCCTTAACAAGCGTCTCTCTGAGTCGGTTGCTGATGGAATCCTTGATGAAGTTTCTGAAGGACTTGCGTCCACCCAGAAAGATAAGCTCGCTTCACTTTCCGAAAGTGTAGAGTTTGAAAGCGAAGAACAATATCGTGAAAAGTTGGAGACTCTGAAGGAAGCATATTTCACTAAGAAAGCATCTTCAACTGCTAAGACTGAAACCCTTTCTGAGGGTGTAAGCAATGGTCATGAGTCTTACTCACCTTCCATGGCTGCATACCTGAGAACCATGGGTTCAATTAGCAAATAATTGAATTTAATATAATTCAAACCACAAACCGTACACTAAATTAGGTAAAAAGCAAATGTTCCAATCCGAACAGTTGCAGGAAAAGTGGGCACCTCTCCTCAATCATGAGGGTTGCGAGTCAATTAAAGATTCCCATCGTAGAGCTGTAACCGCTGTCCTGCTCGAAAACCAAGAAAAATTCCTTCGTGAGCAAGCTGCATTTGAAGGCGGCAATGTTCAATCCCTGATGGAGGCACCAACCAACTCTGGTAACGCTGCTGGCGCACAAGGCGCTTTCGGTGGTGGTTCGCCTGAAGGTGGTCCTACCGCAGGTTTCGATCCAGTTCTGATCTCCTTGATCAGACGCTCCATGCCTAACCTGGTCGCTTATGACCTCGCTGGCGTTCAGCCAATGTCTGGTCCTACCGGACTGATCTTCGCAATGCGCTCCCGCTACACCAATCAGAGCGGAACCGAGGCATTCTTCGACGAAGCAGACACCGCATTCTCTGCACAGAACAAGGGAATGGGTGCAGGTATCGATCAAGACTTCGCTGATAACGTTGCTGGTATTGGTACTACTACTCAGGCAGGTTCTAACCCAGCACTCCTGAACCCTGTTGGTACTGCTACATCCACAGCATATAACGTTGCTGGTGGTATGCCTACTGGCGATGCTGAAGCACTTGATGGAACCGGTGCAAGTGCATTCAACCAGATGGCATTCTCGATTGAGAAGGTCACTGTAACCGCTAAGTCCAGAGCACTGAAGGCAGAATACAGCCTTGAGCTTGCACAGGATCTGAAGGCGATTCATGGTCTGAATGCAGAAGCTGAGTTGGCAAACATTCTGTCAACTGAGATTCTTGCTGAAATCAACCGTGAAGTCATCAGAACCATCTATAAGGTTGCTGAGCAAGGTGCTGTACAAAACACCGCTACCGCTGGTGTATTCGACCTCGACGTTGATTCCAACGGTCGCTGGTCTGTTGAGAAGTTCAAGGGTCTTCTGTTCCAAATCGAGCGCGATGCAAACGCAATCGCACAAAGAACTCGTCGCGGAAAGGGCAACATCATCCTCTGTTCTGCAGACGTTGCATCCGCCCTCACCATGGCAGGCGTTCTCGATTACACCCCTGCACTCAACGCCAACCTTAACGTTGATGACACTGGTAACACCTTCGCTGGTGTTCTGCAAGGTAAGTATCGTGTATACATCGATCCTTATTCTGCTAACCTCACTTCCGCAAACGGAACCCCAGGCAACCAGTACTATGTCGTCGGTTACAAGGGTACTTCCCCTTACGACGCTGGTCTGTTCTACTGCCCATATGTTCCCCTCCAGATGGTTCGTGCCGTTGGAGAGAACTCCTTCCAGCCCAAGATTGGCTTCAAGACCCGCTATGGTCTGGTTGCCAACCCATTCGCAGAAGGAACCGACGCAGGTCTGGGTCGTCTCAAGGTCAATGCAAACCGCTACTATCGTCGCGTTGCAGTCAAGAACCTCATGTGATCCAAGTTTCACATGTCATCAAGGACCCTTCGGGGTCCTTTTTTTATGCCTACAGATAAATAGTCAAAAAGAATAAAATGACATCATCTTATCTTTCAAGACAGATAGAGAATAGAAATTTTTTATCGCCAACTGGATTTAAATTTATTTTAAATCGAGCACCCAAAGTTGCATTCTTCAGTAATTCTGCTAATATTCCATCGTTGGAATTAGGTTCTGCAGTACAAACAACTTATTTGAAAGACCTTGATATTCCTGGTGACAAAATTGTCTTTGAGGATTTCAGTCTGAGATTCTTAGTTGATGAAGACTTGAAAAACTATATGGAGATTCAAAACTGGATACGTGGTCTTGGATTTCCTGAATCTTTAAATGAAATAAGAGAACTTCAAAAAGGAACTCCAAACATTGAGACATCTTCTTCAGGTGGAATGGATATCTATTCAGATGGAACTTTGACAGTTCTTGGTAGTAGTATGAGACCTAACTTCTTAGTTAAGTTTAGTGATCTTTATCCATATAGTCTGTCAACATTAAACTTTGATGCCACAGAAACTGATGTGGATTACTTTACAGCAGACGTTTCTTTCAAGTATACTGTCTATAATATAACTGATTTAAATGGCGATCCTTTATGATTGATCTTGATAAACTTCAAGGAATGTGGGAAAAGGATTCTAAAATTGATATGGATAATCTTCATACAGAATCAACAAATATTCCCACACTTCATGCAAAGTATTTTGAACTATATAATACAGTGTTTCTTCTTAGAAAAAAAGCAGAACAACAAAGAAAAAACATTAGACATGAACGGTATGAATATTTCAGTGGAAAAGCAGATCCTGATGTATACATAGAAAATCCGTTTCCAAAAAAGATTAGAGATAAAGATACTATGCAGAAGTATCTTGACGCTGATGAAAAATTATCTTCAGTATGCTTGAAAATTGACTATTATGATACAATGCTAGTTTATATTGAGAGTATACTTAAACAGATAACTAATAGAACTTATCAAATCAAAAACGCAATAGAATTCATGAGATTTAACGCGGGGTTAGGATGATGTCGGACGATTGGATTTATGAAAGTGAAGATTTTGATCCGGATGAAACTTACATAGAGTTGCAGTTTGGTTCTGAGGACTTACATCTTCTCTACAAATCCGTTTGCGTACACTTAGATAAATGGCCAGGTGGAGATCCTGATGAGCAAGAAAGACTTCAATACTTAAAGAATTTTTTATACAGAATAGTTCTTGAATATAAGTATAATATGAAATAATAAATATCTTCAGATGTATGGATGCATGTGATTGATACAACAGCAAATCTTGTTATATCCAAATCAAACGAAGTATTTTTAAAAATTAACACAGAACCACATATTGAATACGAACTTAGAGACCATTTTAAGTTTGAAGTTCCTAATGCAAAGTTTATGCCACAATATCGTGGTAGAAATTGGAACGGAGAAATTCATCTATACGATATGCGTTCTAAGCAGATCTATGTTGGTTTATTAGATAAGATTGTGAATTTCTGTAAGCAGTATGGTTACACTTACAGATTTCAAGATAATAAATTTTATGGCACTCCATATGAAGAGAATGACAATATCTCAATGGAAGGTGTCAAAGATTATATGCATTCCATTTGTGCCCATACTCCCAGGAAATACCAGATTGAGGGAGTATATGGTGCCCTAAAGCATAATAGAAAGTTATTGATAAGCCCCACTGCATCTGGCAAATCACTGATGATTTATTCTCTAGTAAGATACTATGTTGATAAAGGTGAAAAAATTCTTCTAGTTGTTCCGACGACATCTCTTGTAGAACAGATGTATAAGGATTTTCTTGATTATGGTTGGAATGCTGACTCATATTGCCATCGTATATATTCTGGTAAAGAAAAAAGTAATGATGCCCCTGTAACCATCACCACTTGGCAGTCTGTATATAAACTTGATCGTTCTTTCTTTGAAGACTATGGTGTAATTATAGGCGATGAAGCACATTTATTCAAGTCTAAGTCTTTGATTCAGATTATGACAAAGCTTCATCATGCAAAGTATAGATTTGGTTTCACAGGAACTTTAGACGGCACACAGACGCATAAATGGGTCTTAGAAGGATTGTTTGGACCTTCATATAAAGTCACTAGAACTGAAGAATTAATGAGGCAAGGACATCTATCACAGTTAGATATCCAGTGTCTTGTACTTAAACATCCGCCTCAGAAGTTTGAAGTGTATGAAGATGAAATTCAATATCTAATTGGACATGAACAAAGAAATAAATTTATTACCAATCTAACTTTGGATCTGAAAGGAAATACTCTTGTGCTATTCAGTAGAGTAGAAGCACATGGTGCCATACTTTTCGATCAAATAAATACTAATAAGAGTGAAGGTAGAAAAGTATTTTTTGTTCACGGTGGTATTGACGCTGAAGAACGGGAATTGGTAAGGGAAATAACAGAAAGAGAAAACAACGCAATTATCGTTGCCTCTTATGGAACTTTTTCTACAGGCATTAATATTAAAAAACTCCATAATGTTATCTTTGCATCTCCAAGCAAATCAAGAATCAGAAATTTACAATCAATTGGTAGAGTACTTAGAAAAGGAAAAGATAAGACTAAAGCAGTCCTCTACGACATCTCTGATGATTGTTCTACTAAATCAAGACGAAACTATACTTTGAATCATTTTATAGAGCGTATTAAAATCTACAATGAAGAAAAGTTTAATTATGAAATAATCACCATACAACTAAAGGAAAAATGATAGAAGATGACTTTTACGCAACAATTAAGTTTAAATCGGGTGAAGAAATATTTTGTAAAGTAGCTGCTACGGAAGAAGAAGACAGAACACTTCTTTTAATATCACATCCAATTACAGTATGTGAGTTAAGGGGAAGAGGAGGTGTTGTAGGCTACAAGGTGGAACCTTGGTTAAAAACAAGTACTGAGGATATGCTAATCGTAAATATGTGTGATGTTCTTACAATGTCTGAATCGAGTGATATAGAAATGATTATGGTATATCAAAATTTTGTAAGACAATCAGATAAGAAAGATTCTAATGATTATAAACTAGATCGTAAGATGGGATATCTTGGAAATGTAAACGATACTAAAGAGATATTAGAGAAGATATTTAAGAGTAGCCAAGACTAACCTTCAAACCCAACAAAGTTATTCTACTTGGATTATAAAACTTGTCAAGTCTGTAGTAAGGTGATATAATTCATACATATTATGAGATAAACTTATGATAGGACCTATGGCAAAACGAAAGAGGTCAGAACATTATGTAAATAATAAAGAATTTCTGGCAGCACTTATCAAGTATCGCGAAGACAAAGAAATTGCAGAGATGAAAGGTCTTCCAAAACCTCCTATTCCACGCTACATTGGGGAGTGTTTTTTGAAGATCGCTAATCATCTTTCATTCAAACCAAACTTTGTCAACTACATGTTCAAGGAGGATATGATTTCAGATGGAATCGAAAATTGCGTTCAGTACATTCATAATTTTAATCCTGAGAAATCCCAAAATCCTTTTGCTTACTTTACGCAGATTATTCATTATGCGTTTCTCCGCAGAATCCAAAGGGAAAAGCGCCAATTAGAAATCAAGAATAAGATTATCGAACGATCTGGTTATAGTGAAGTATTTGATGACAACAATACCCTTGACGGATCAAACTACAGTGACTACAATAGTATTAAAGACTCTGTTCATAGTAAACTTCGTTATAATTAATGTCTTGTGAATTTTGTTTCTATACTATCTAACCAAAAAGTATTTTATGATGATAATTATAATCGCCATAAACAACTTAAAGATGATTTGCTTGAATTTTTAGAAAATCATGAAGATGTCCAGCAAAGAAAAACAAATGTTAAGGCTACAGCAACAGACTGGAACATGAAGATTGAAAGTCGAGAACTAGATCTATTCAAGGATGGTGTTCTCGACTTTATGTTAAATATTCCTTTTGATACGGGTGGTTGCTTTCGTCATTTTCAGGACCGTCGAAATTTTCATATGATAGATTGTTGGGGTAATATTTACAGAAAAGGAGATTACACTGTAGATCATACTCACTTACCCTCTCAATATTCTTGGGTTTATTTTTTAAAATCAAAACCAAATTATTCTCCTTTGTTATTTGATTATTGGGATCAAAAGAAAAGAAAAATGAAATCGGTTAAAATATTGCCAATTGAGTCTAGAATAGTTGTATTTCCCAGTTGTTTGCATCATAGGGTTCCTGTTCATATCCATGATGAAACTAGAATTACAATTTCCGGTAATATAGAATAATGAAAGTTGCTATTATCACAGATCAGCATTTTGGTGCAAGAAAAAACTCTAAGTTATTTCATGATTATTTTTTAAAATTTTATAATGACATTTTCTTTCCTTACCTGGAGAAGGAAGGAATTACAACCATTGTAGATATGGGAGATACCTTTGACAGTCGTAAGGGTATTGACTTTTCTGCACTATCATGGGCAAAAAATAATTACTATGATAGACTTCGTGATATGGGTGTTACTGTTCATACTATTGTAGGAAATCATACTGCATATTATAAAAATACCAATGATGTCAATGCAGTAGATCTTCTATTGCGCGAATATGATAATGTAATTGTTTACCCAGAAGCAACAGAAGTCAAATTAGGTGACGCTGATGTATTGTTTATTCCTTGGATTAATTCTGAAAATGAAGAAAAAACTTATAAACTTGTTAAAAGTACAACTTGCAACTACGCGATGGGGCACCTTGAACTCATCGGATTTAGAGCTCATCGAGGGTGTATCATGGAGCATGGTCATGAAAGCAAGTTATTTGAGAAGTTCTCCCATGTCTTCAGCGGTCACTATCACACTCGATCGGATAATGGACGGATCTATTACTTGGGAAACCCCTACGAAATGTTCTGGAACGATGTCGGTGATCGGAGAGGATTCACCATCCTTGATACAGAAACTTTTGAACATTTTCACATAGACAATCCGTATCAACTTTTTAAAATTCTTTACTATGATGATGATTCAGCATCACTTTTAGATACAAGACCTTATGAAAATAAGATTGTCAAAGTAATTGTAAGAAATAAACCGAGACAAAAAGAATTTGAAAAGGTAATTGATAAACTTTATTCCTGTGGAGTTGCTGATCTTAAGGTCATAGAAAATTTTGATATTCAAGAACCGGAAGAATTTGATGTGCTAGAATCAGAAGATACCCTTTCAATCTTGAATAGATATATTCAGGAGGCAGAAATAAAACTTGATAAATCTAAAGTCCAAAATATAATGAGGGCAACATATCAAGAGGCATGTGAACTAATCTAGAATGTTTATTTTAACAATCAATGGCAGAGAAACCGAAGGTGCATATTCTGTAAAGGACGAATTGGGAGAACAAATCCTGTATTTGTTTGCAGAGGAAGATGATGCCATTCGGTATGCTATGATGTTAGAAGAAGACGATTACCCGGAAATGCATGTAATAGAAATAGACGATGAAGTGATGTTGAAAACTTGTGAAATGCATGGATATCAATATTCACTTATTACAAAAAATGATATCGTAATACCTCCAGACACTGAACATGATTTTATTTGAAAAAGTCCGTTGGAAAAACTTTCTTTCTACTGGAAATCAATTTACTGAAATCCAATTAAACGACACTAACACTAATTTGATTGTTGGATCAAATGGTGCAGGTAAGAGCACAGTTTTGGATGCTCTTACCTTTTCTTTGTTTGGAAGAGCATTCCGAAAAATTAATAAACCACAACTTATAAACTCCGTAAATGATAAAGACTGTAAGGTGGAAGTTGAATTTACAATTGGAAAAACTTCATGGAAGGTTGTTCGTGGTATTAAACCTGCTATTTTTGAAATCTGGAGAGATGATTCTCTTTTAGATCAAGCATCTTCTGCTGCAGACCAACAGAAATGGTTTGAGCAAAATGTATTGAAGATGAATTACAAGTCCTTCACACAGATTGTTATTCTTGGGAGTAGCACATTTGTTCCCTTCATGCAATTGACAGCATCTAATCGTAGAGATGTTATTGAAGATCTTCTTGATATTCGTATTTTTTCTACAATGAATGTAGTTTTAAAAGAAAAGATTCGTTCTATAAAAGAAGAAGTTAAAGTTCTTGAGTTGAAGAAAGAGTCTCTTCTTGATAAAGTTGAAATGCAAAAAAACTTTATTGAAGAACTTGAGTGTCGTGGAAAGGAAAACGTAAAGCAAAAGGAAAATAAAATTCAAGAACTTCTTATTGAAGAAAATAATTTGATGCTTTCAAATCAAATTATTGAAGAGGATGTATTTAAATTAAACAAAGAAATTGAAGAAGTAACTGGAGCAACTGATAAACTACGTAAGCTTGGTAATTTAAAAGGTAAGATTTCTAATAAAGTAGCGACCATAACTAAAGAACATAAATTCTTCACAGAGAATACGGTCTGCCCTACTTGCAATCAGGACATTGAAGAAACCTTCAGAATAAATAGGATTAAGGACGCTCAAGATAAAGCAAAGGAGTTGCAATCTGGTTATCAAGAACTAGAGGACGCAATTAATAAGGAAGAAGAGCGAGAGCGTCAATTTTTATTCTTAAGTAAGGAGACAACAACTTTAACGCATGGCATTTCTAAGAACAATACTAAGATCGCTGGATGTCAACGACAAATCAGAGATCTGGAATCGGAAATTCAAAGAATTACCGACCAACTTGCAAATAGAAATATTGAAAATGAAAAGTTAGAATCTCTTAAAGACAACTTAAAAACAACATACGACGAACTCGCTCAACGTAAGGACACAATAGACTACTACGATTTTTCGTACAGTCTTCTTAAAGACGGTGGAGTAAAATCCAAAATCATAAAGAAGTATCTACCGCTGATAAATCAGCAAGTCAATCGTTATCTTCAAATGATGGACTTCTACATTAACTTCACGCTTGATGAGGAATTTAACGAAACCGTCCAGTCCCCAATCCATGAAGATTTTTCCTACGCTTCTTTTAGTGAAGGGGAAAAAATGAGAATCGATCTAGCACTTTTGTTTACATGGCGTGAAGTTGCTAGAATGAAAAATTCTGTTAATACTAATCTATTAATTATGGATGAAGTGTTTGATAGTTCTCTTGATGGATTTGGTACAGAAGAATTTCTAAAGATTATTCGTTTTGTAATTAAAGATGCAAATGTATTTGTCATATCGCATAAGACTGGTATGGATGACAGATTTGCTAACGTGATAAAATTTGAAAAAGTAAAAGGTTTTTCGCATAAGGCAAATTGATAGATGAAAACAATACCCTATGGTATGATAGGGTGATAAACGAATCTATAAAGAAAAATGCAAGTTCCAAATTGGAAGCATCACTCCCGGAAGGAGAAGAAACGAAAATTAAAACCACAGGCAATGAGAGCAAGGCGTGAAGCACTACGCCAATTTAAGAAGAGGTACACAGGGTCGTCTAAAGGGCGACCTTTTTTTGTATACTGGTCTTATAGACAAGGAAACACATGCCCGTTCAACACGAAATCAAGTCACAACTTGCCAAACTGCTTGCAACTGAAGACCTGATAGTTGAGCACCGTTCTATTGAAACGGCACAGTTCAATGTCCATACACGGGTTCTGACCTTGCCTCAGTGGGAGAGGGCAAGCAATGATGTCTATGATATGCTTGTTGGTCATGAAGTTGGACATGCACTGTTCACTCCTGATGAAGATCCTCCGGCAAATATTCCACATTCTTTTGTGAATATTGTTGAAGATGCAAGAATTGAAAAGTTGATGAAGCGTAAGTATCTTGGTCTTGGTAAAACATTTTTCAAAGGATATAAAGAACTGTCCGAACAAGATTTTTTCTGCCTAGAGAACGAAGATGTCTCAAAGATGAATCTTGCTGATCGTGCAAATCTGTTCTTCAAGATTGGTGGTCATACTAATATTCCTATTCAAGATAGTGAAAAAGAAATCATTGATATGATTTCTGATTGTGAGACTTTTGCAGATGTTTTGCTTGCTGCGGAAGCTTTGTACAAGTTCTGTAAGGAAGAGAAGAAGCAAGAAAAGATTTCTAATATTGAAACACCACAACAAGAACAGGGTGGTGGAACTGAAATCACACAGCAACCTCAACCACAGATTGAAACGCCAACTTCTGAGGGTGGTTCTGATGGAGAACAGTCTGAACAATCACAGAATAAAAGTGAAGAGAAAATTGAAGGACCTGGTGATAGTCAAATTGAAGAGGATTATGAACCAGAAACTAAGACTGTAGATAAACTTGAGGAGCGTTTACGTGATCTTGTTCGAGATGTTGGTGTTGATAACATTTATGTTGAAGTTCCTAAAGTAAATCTTGATACCGTAATTGCAAAAAATGAAGATGTACATTCTGCAATAGATAACACTTTTAATCTTTGTGCTTCTAATAGTGCAACTGGGTATGATATCTATAGTGATGTAGACTCTGAGTATACAAAGTTCAAACGTTCTGCACAGAAGGAAGTTAGTTACCTTGTAAAAGAATTTGAATGTCGTAAAGCAGCAGATTCTTATGCCCGTGCTACTACATCACGTACCGGAGTTCTGGATTGTTCTAAACTTCACACCTACAAATACAATGAGGATTTGTTCAGGAAAGTGACAACACTTGCCAATGGAAAGAATCATGGTCTTGTATTTGTGCTTGATTGGTCTGGATCAATGTCTCATGTCTTGAAGGATACTTGTAAGCAACTTTTCAACTTGATATGGTTCTGCAGAAAAGTTTCTATTCCTTTTGATGTTTATGCATTCACTAACGATTGGAATCGCCCAGTATATGATCACAGTAACATGGAATATATTCCGGCAAATCTTGTACATCACTATGAAAAGAAAGAGGGTCTTCTTTGCGTTCCTGAAAATTTCACAATGATGAATATCTTGACCAGTAAGGTTTCATCTAAAGAAATGGAAAAGCAAATGAACAATATCTGGCGTGTTGCTAATTACTATTCATCTTCTTGGGGATGTCGATATAGTATTCCAGAGCAACTTGCACTTTCTGGAACACCCTTGAATGAAGCAATGGTTTCTCTTCATCAGATTCTTCCTAAGTTTCAGAAAGAGAATAAAGTTCAGAAAGTTCAGTGTATTGTTCTGACTGATGGTGAAGCAAATACACTTGCTCGTCATGTTGAAATTAATTTGATAAACGACCGATACATTGGCACCCGTCGTTTGTCTGCTGATAACACATTTGTTCGTGATCGTAAACTTGGCACTACATATCGTGTTGGATATCGTTGGAATGCATTTACTGATCTGATGCTTAAAAATCTTAAGGATAATTTCCCTTCAGTAAACTTTATTGGTATCCGTGTTCTTGAAGGTCGTGATGTTAAAGGATTTATTAGAATGCATTGTGATTCTGAAACACAGACCAAAGTTTTACAGGATTGGGTCAAACTGAGAAGTTTTTGTATTAAAGATTCTGGATATGATGCATACTTTGGAGTGTCTGCATCATCTCTTTCTCAAGAATCTGAATTTGATGTGGATGATGGCGCAACAAAAGCAAAGATTAAATCTGCTTTTGTTAAAAGTTTGAAGACTAAAAAACTAAATAAGAAAGTCCTTGGAGAATTTATTTCGCTGGTGGTATGAGTAGAAAGCATAAACTTCCTTTCAAGCATATTGTTTTGGAGGACACTAAAGAAGTTCTTATAGTTGTGAGAAGTGCTATCACAGCCATGGGCGTTAGTGCCATGGTGAACAAATATTATCCAGGTTATACTGCCAAGATTATTTCTGAGCGATACTACCAGGAGCAGACAATCTAAAAGGTGTCTACGGGAGGGTTTGAAACCCTCCTTTTTCGTCTACAATGACTTCAGTTCAAACAAAGCAAATGGGTCTGTCCAAAGAAAGCATCATCGAATGTCTCCGCGATTCCTACGGCGAGTCTGTGACTTCCGCTGAAATCAAGGCATTTTGCCAGATGAATGATTTCAACTATCAGACTGTTACAAATAAACTGACTGACTATAAAGTTGGTCGTGGTAAGTGGAATCTGGAGGTAACACCTGATACTGTCGAAGATCTAGAAATTACCTATAATGGTCCTGCTGCTATGCCAGCGATCGAACAAAACCTTATTCCCCGTAGAGATGATTCCTTCGTCAAGTTTGGTAACTTTACTGATATTAAGAAAATTATTGAGTCCCGTGTATTTTATCCATCGTTCATTACTGGTCTATCTGGAAACGGTAAAACATTCTCGGTTGAGCAAGCGTGTGCGATTTTGGGTCGGGAACTTATTCGTGTAAACATTACGATTGAAACAGATGAAGATGATCTCATTGGTGGATTCCGTCTTGTCAATGGCGAAACCATTTGGCACAATGGTCCGGTCGTCGAAGCCTTGGAGCGCGGTGCGATTCTACTGCTTGACGAGATTGACCTGGCTTCCAACAAGATTCTTTGCCTTCAATCGATCTTGGAAGGCAAAGGAGTATTCTTGAAGAAGATTGGAAAGATGGTTCATCCTAAAAAAGGATTTAATGTCATCGCTACTGCAAACACAAAGGGTAAAGGATCCGATGATGGTCGTTTTATTGGCACCAATGTCCTTAATGAAGCGTTTCTAGAGCGTTTCCCTGTGACCTTTGAGCAGGAGTATCCCACTGCTGCCATCGAAACTAAGATCCTCAACAAACTGTGTGATGATCATACTTTCTGCAAGCGCCTTGCTGACTGGGCAGATATCATCCGTAAAACCTTCTACGATGGTGGTATTGAAGAGATCATCAGCACCCGCCGTCTGGTTCACATTGTCCAGGCATACAACATCTTTGGCGATAAAGCAAAGGCAATTCAAGTTTGTGTGAATCGCTTCGATGATGAAACAAAGCAGGCATTCCTGGAACTGTATGATAAAGTTGATGCTGATTTCGTGATGCCTTCCGAACAAGATGTTAACACACACCCTTCCGTTTAATTAAAATTATGATTTTAGATAATCTAGACTCCTTAGAAGATATTTGTTCTGGAGTTAAAAACAAAACATCTTCATTATTGGGGCATGTCATATACACTAATAATGAATTGTATTATGCAACTTTTTATCAAGCTATGTTTGATATTCTCAAAACTGAGGATATTAAAACAGTTCTGGATGTTGGTGGGTGTACAGGTCAATTTTCTAAAGTTATGATGGAAAAACTTCCGTCCATTGAAAAATGCATAATTATTGAACCCCTATCTAGAAATTATCATTTTATTAAATACCGCTTTTGTAATGAAAAACGAATTGAAGTTTTAAAAAAATGTATTTTTTATGGGGAAGAAACTATGGACTTGTATGCGGAAGATGGTAATGTTGGTGGAGCACATATAAGTTCATCTCAAAACGCCGAAACCGTAAAAACATCTCCTTTGGAGGATCTTCCTGTTTGTGACTTTATTAAAATTGACGTTGAAAGTGCAGAATGGAGAATTATTGAAAATTCCACAAGTTTAGATCAGTTTAAATTTATTCAAATTGAATTTCATGATCTTCGTAATTGGTACTATGCTAGGGATTGGAAAAACTTTTTAGAGAAGAATTTGCCAAATCATGAAGTGATTATGGATGGTAAAGATTATCCTAGAAAATGGGGCGGATCTTGGTTTGAGCAAGTTCTCTTAAAGAGAAAAATTTGAGATGCCTGTAAAACAATGTTGCCAAACCTACCCAGGAGTGATATAATGACTAATGCTTGGAGTTTTCTTTATGATGCTATGAATGAAGATAAAATTGATCTTACGGACGGACATTACACCGATTACATGGAATCCTTTAACTATGGAAATACCGTATCCAACGGTGACAAAATCGAATTTGACATTATTCCAGAAATGAATTTGAATTTAGATTCGCTTTCCAATAATGGATTTTGGAAGTACGAAGAGGACAAAACTATGAAAGAAATACGTGAGTATCTTTCTTCAACTTACAAATCCCACTATACTTCTAAAGATAGTAAAACACAAACTTTAGATCTAATTGAAAGTATTGGCGATGCAGAACCTTTCTGCCGATCTAATGCAATTAAATATCTTTCCCGATTTGGAAAGAAAAATGGTAAATCAAAGCAAGATATTTTGAAGGCAATTCACTACTGCATTCTTCTCTACCATTTCTCCGGTCTTCACAATGAAACTAAGGGCACCTATGAAACTTTCTGATAAAACTCTTTCTGTACTGAAGAACTTTTCTTCAATCAATCAATCTATCCTTTTCAAAGAAGGAAACAAACTTCGCACTATCAGTGTGATGAAAAACATTCTTGCGGAAGCAACTGTAACCGAAGAGTTTTCCAAGGACTTTGGTATCTACGATCTTAATCAGTTCTTGAATGGTCTTAGTCTTCACGCAAGTCCTGAACTTGATTTTGCCAATTCTGGATATGTTCTTATCCGTGAAGGTAAGATGCGGTCAAAGTATTTCTTTGCTGATCCAAATGTTATTGTTACGCCACCTGATAAGGCAATTAATCTTCCAAGTGAAGATGTAACATTTGAACTTAGCACTGAGCAACTTGATAAACTGCTGAAAGCAGCTGCTGTGTATCAACTTCCAGATATCTCCGCCGTTGGTGAAGCAGGTGTAGTTAAACTAGTTGTTCGGGATAAAAAGAACGATACATCTAATGATTTTGCAATTGTCGTTGGTGAAACCGATGCTGTATTTTCTTTCAACTTCAAGGTAGAAAATATCAAGGTTCTTCCTGGTACTTATGAAGTTGTTGTTTCCCAAAAACTTCTATCACGTTTTACAAGTAAGAATCATGATCTTACTTATTATATTGCACTTGAACCCGATTCTACTTTTGGATAATGGAACCGGATCCATACATTCAATTTCTTGAGAATTGGATCCCAGGAATAGGAGAAGACACTAAACTCCATGATCAATTACATATTCATTTTGGTCTTGGATTTAGTGTTAATGATGAAGCAAAATTATTGGGTTTCCAATTAGGACATCATCCTGCAGGTTCCTTTTTTCATGTAGTCATTTTTTCTATTATGAGTCTTACGATATATCCTAACCATTATCGTAATACTTGGAAAGACGTGCGGGATTTTTATTCAGCATATCTTCTTGGAAAATATTGGCAATCTGTGTCATACTGGTTTATACCCAAATCTATCCTATGAAAAAATCTAGTAAGATATTATATAATAATCCTATAAAGAGTATACCTAGATCTAAACTTCATAGGATTACTGAAATCAATCCAAATGCTAAAGTTGAGTTTAAAACTATCCAAGGATTAAAACTTATAAAGATTTATAATTTTTTAAAAAGACCATTGGAGTTAAGAGAATTTTGTTTGGAATTTCTTTCAAAGGATTCTCATGAAACATTGATGGATGATATTATAGAGGGAAGAAGAAGTTTTTCCCCTGGAATTCAACAAATAATTAATCCACTATTTTTTAATGAAAGTATATCAAAATACTTGCATGATAAACTGGAAGAATATAATTTGTATAAAGGAATAACAAAATCTGAGTATTATACTAATATGTTTTATCCTGGAATGGGTTCAACTGAAGCAAGTAAAATACCACATTTAGATAATTTTTTGTTTGCTGGAAATATCTACCTTTCTGAAATTGACGACAGTATATCTGGAACTAATTTTTATAAATGTATTTTTAAAGATCCATTTGGTGAAGAAGAAGTTTTTTATGATGCTTATGATCTAATGGCATCTGAATATTGTGATAATTACGAAGCAATCTTAAGAAAAAATAATGAAAATATTGAAAAGGCAGATGACTTCACATTTTTAGATAACGATATCTATCACAAATATCACTTTGAACCGGCTGAATTTAATTCAGTATCTCTTTATTCTGGTAGGTATTGGCACAGTGTTGTTTATGATGCTAAACTTAGTAAGCAGTACCGGTATTCCCTGGTCGCTTCTTTTCTTTCTGGTGATATGCTATGAACATCTTTGTTACTGATCCTGATCCTTTGAAGTCTGCTAAGGTTTTGCCTGATAAGCATATCGTCAAGATGCCACTAGAGACTTGTCAGATGCTTGCTATTGTATGCTCCAACAAATGGGGTCATGGATTTGGTACTATTCCCAAAGCAGACGGAACTCCCTATGCTACTGAGAAGGGTGCTTTTCGTAATCACCCATGTACCATATGGGCAAACTCTTTTGTGAACAACTGGAGATGGTTACTTGCTCATGGATTTGCTTTGTGCAATGAATATGCATTAAGGTATGGCAAACCACATACTTGCTTCAACACTCTTCAGGCAGCAAATGAAATTCTTCCATGTGCAGATCCGCAAGGTCGCAGTGGTAAAGGACCAACACCTTTTGTATTTGCTGGACCTGATGAGTTTAAGTTAGATACTTCAATATCTGTCTTTGACAAATACAAGATGTATATTGCATCTAAACCTTGGGTGTGCGATAATTATCTTCGTATCCCTGATAGAAAACCTGATTGGGTATAATTATGAGTCGTGATGAATTTCTTTGGGTTGAAAAGTATCGACCCAAAACAATTGAAGAATGTATTTTACCAACAAATATTAAGAAGACCTTCCAAGACTTCCTAGATAAAGGTGAAGTGCCTAATCTACTTCTTGCAGGTCCTGCTGGATGTGGAAAGACCACTGTAGCAAAAGCATTATGCAATCAACTGGGGGTAGATGTTTATGTCATTAACGGATCCGATGAGGGACGCTTCCTTGATACGGTCAGAAATACTGCAAAAAATTTCGCTTCGACCGTATCACTTCAAGCAACTGGCAAACACAAAGTCATCATCATCGATGAGGCTGATAACACAACAAACGACGTACAACTCCTACTTAGGGCGTTTACTGAGGAGTTTCATGGCAACTGCAGATTCATCTTCACCTGCAACTTCAAAAACAAAATCATTGAACCACTCCACAGCAGATGCGCCTGTGTTGATTTTTCAACCAATTCCAAAAGTAAACCCCAACTCGCAGCAGCCTTCTTCAAGCGCATCCAAGAGATCTTGGCTGCGGAAAGTATTGAATATGATCAAAAAGTCCTTGTCGAACTAATTAATAAACACTTTCCTGATTGGAGACGTGTTCTTAATGAACTACAAAGATATGCTGTTAGTGGTAAAATTGATACAGGCATTCTTGCAACCTTTAGTGATGTACAAGTAAATGACTTGGTTAAAAGACTTAAAGAAAAAGATTATCCCGAAGTACGTAAATGGGTTGTCAATAACCTGGACAACGATACTTCTGTTCTACTGCGTCGTATTTACGATGCTTGTTATGATTCCATGGTTCCGGCTAGTATTCCTGCTGCTGTGCTTTGTCTTGCTAGGTATCAGTATCAGATGGCGTTCGTGGCGGATCAGGAAATAAACATGCTTGCTTGTCTAACTGAAATTATGGTGGAGTGTGAATTCAAATGAGAACACAAAATAAGGAAAACTATTATTATTGGTTCTGGATTGTAGCAATGATTGCATTTATTGTTCCCCAAATTTTTACTGCTTGGGCATACATAAATATTGTGAATATTATGAAAACATGGTCACTTTGAAATGATACCCTTCTTTGTCCCCGACCCAGTGATGCTAATGGAATCAAATTGGGTCAAAACGATTCAAGTTCCTTCTGAAATTAGGAATCACTGTATCCGACGTGTTGTCCCCTCACTTGGGGATGAGATGGTTGGTGAGAAGTGGAAGTATATTGATTGTGCCTGGAAGAATATGGGTTTCTACGGTGGTAATTCTACTGTTCTTAGAGAACTTAGGAGAATGAGTGATAGATCGTATCTTGAGGAGCAGGAAGAAAGAGATAAATTGAATAAAGTGAATTACAAAGTTGATGAAATTTTAGAGAAGTATTATGATTGATGTAAGAGTTTTTCGCGTTGTGACAGGTGAAGAAGTTGTTGCTGAATTTGTGTCAGAAACTTCAGATACAATAACTGTAAAAAATGCACTAGTGGTTCTTCCGAGTGCTCAGAATGTTGGATTTGCGCAGTGGGCAGCTGTTATTGATCGGGATAATCCTGAAATCACTTTGAGTCGTAATCACGTTGTTTATGTGGTTCAACTTGATTCAAGTATCAAGAAGAAGTATAATGAAATTTATGGAAGCAAACTTGTAACTCCTGAAGATAAAAAACTGATTCTTTGAATATGAAATCTTTGAAAACCCCTCTTCGTTATCCTGGCGGAAAGTCCCGTGCATGTAATAAATTGGATGTTTATATTCCAGACCTTCGCGATTACAAAGAATATCGTGAACCATTTCTTGGTGGTGGTAGTGTAGCACTTCATGTAACTAAGAAGTACCCACATCTTAAAATCTGGGTCAATGATTTGTATACACCATTGGTTAATTTTTGGAAAACACTTCAAGATGATGGATACAAACTTTATAAAAGACTGCAAGAATTAAAGTCTAGATATCCTGATCCAGCATCAGCAAGAGGTTTATTTTTAGAAGCAAAGGAAGTAATTAACGACAATGCTCAACCCAATTTATATCGTGCTACTGCTTTTTACGTTGTCAACAAGTGCTCTTTTTCTGGTCTCACTGAATCCTCATCCTTCTCAAAGCAGGCTTCAATCTCTAATTTCTCAATGCGAGGAATTGAAAAACTACAGGGATACACACAATTAATTAAAGATTGGAAAATTACAAATGGTCGCTATCAAGAACTCCTTACTGATGACAAAGAGTGCTTTACCTACCTTGACCCGCCCTACGATATACGAGATAACCTATATGGACGGAAAGGGAGTATGCATAACGGATTCGACCATGATGGTTTTGCTACCATTTGTGATCGGTTTATTGGTCCTCAACTTATTTCTTACAATTCGTCTCAACTTGTTAAAGAACGATTCAAAGACTACGAAGTAGGAGAATTTGACTTGACGTATACAATGCGTTCAGTTGGTGAATATATGCGAGAGCAGAAAGAAAGAAAAGAATTGGTGTTATTTAATTATGGAACTGAAGGATTGGCTGAATTCAATTAATTTTACAAAAGAAGATCTAAGTGAAAACACTAGCACTTACCCTCCATATATTATTAATCGTTGTTTGTCTGGGCACCTTGATTGCATCATGCTTGCCAATGAAATGAATAAGTATCATTTCCTAGACAAAGACATGCAATATTCATTTTATCTAAATAGTCTTAGGAAACGGAAGAGATTTTCTCCCTGGCTCCGCAAGGATAAAGTCACAGACTTAGAATGTGTAAAACAATACTATGGTTATAGTAATGAAAAAGCATCTCAAGCACTGAAAATCCTGACACAAGAACAGATTAACTTTATTAAACAAAGACTTGATATTGGAGGCAAACGATGACTACGACGGTAGAACCTACTGTGCAATGGTCTCAGGATCAAATGGTGGAAGTGCTTTTGAATGAACCTGATGACTTCCTTAAGGTGCGTGAAACGCTAACACGAATCGGGGTCGCATCCCGAAAAGAAAAGAAACTCTATCAGTCCTGCCATATTCTGCATAAGCAAGGACGATACTTTATTGTTCACTTCAAAGAATTGTTTGCCCTTGACGGTAAACATGCAAATCTAACAGTGAATGATGTTCAACGTCGCAATCGTATTGTAAGACTTCTAGCAGACTGGGGATTGATTTCCATTGTTGATG